GGAACGATCCATATAATGATAAATATCTAAGTATGTTTATAAAACACAATTTTAATTGTGATATAATTAATGTTAATTGTCATGATAATCCAGACATTTTAATAGCATCTGTATGCGGTAATATTAATATTATTGATAATATAAACGCCAAATGCAAAATTTTTTATTATGGTGAAAACTTAGATAGATATCCACCATATAATAATATTGAATTATTAAAAAGTAAATTTGATATTATTGCTGGTTTTAAATATACGAATAAAAAAGAAAAAATTTTTAGATTCCCACTTTGGTTAATATACTTTTCTTTTTATAATTTTAAAAATGAAGACAATATAATTAAATATATTGAAAATAAATATTATGAAAATGTAAAAAAAAATAAGACTATGTTTGCTACATTAATATCTAAACACGATAGAGGAGGTCAAAGAAAATTAATATATAATATATTATCTAATTACGGATATATATATTGTTCAGGAAACTTTAATAATAATACAAATAAATTAGGTCCAACACAAAAAGAAAAAATAGATTATATAAGTAACTCTCTATATAATATATGTCCTGAAAATTCTATATATGAAGGATATACTACAGAAAAAATATTTCAAGCTTTTGAAGCCGGTACAATACCATTATATTGGGGCTATGATTTACCTGAAAAAGAAATTTTAAATAAAAATAAATATTGTTTTTGCAATATAGACGATAATAATATTTTAAAACAACAAATAGAAGATGTTGTAATAAATAAAAATAAATATATTGAAGGAAAAATATTTAATGAAAATGCAAAAAACGTTATTGAAACTTATTACAATGATTTAATAAATGAAATAAAAATATATATTTAAATATTGTTTAAATAATATATTTATGTATAATGAATATTTGTTATATAATTTTAACTTGTCAAAAAAATATAAACAACAAAGTATTATGGCAAAAAAAGTATATGTTTAAAAATAAAACACATCATATTTATTATATATCAGCTAAAAATGATATTAAAAATAATATATATGGTTGGGATACAATAGATGATTACAATAGTCCAGCTATTAAATATATTGAATTTTTTAAAAATATGAATCTTAATTATGATTATTATTGTTTTATAGACGATGATACATTTATAAATTTAAAGAATCTAGATTTATTTTTAAAAACCATTGAAAAATATTATAATAACAAATTATTTATAGGATTTGCTCCATCTTTAATAAATAATGATAATATATTAATTATTGATAATGAAAAAATATATATTGAAAAATATAAATTAACGAAATCAAAAGGTTTATCGGGAGGTGCTGGATTTGTAATTAATAACTTATTATATCATGATATAAAAAATTATATTATAAACGAAAATAATAAAAAAAAATTATATAATTTAAGTTTTGACAAAGGGAAATATTATAGTGATATATTTATTGGTTCAATTGTTAAAAATTTTAATGATGTTACTACAGTAGTTTCAGAAAAATTTCATATGTATAATCATACTCATTACAATAGTCTAGATCTAAATAATTTTATTAGCTATCATTATGTTAATAGTGAAGAATTATTTAAATTTTATTCTGGTTATCTATAATATTAAAAATATGTCTATATACATATTCTTCTGACAAATATGTTTTTGCAAATTCTAAAGCATTATTTGCTATATATAAACTTTCATTATAATTATTTAAAATCCAATTTGTTTTTTCTATTAAATCAGATAAATCACGTTTTACTGGAATATAATGAATATACTCTTTTAAATTTTTAAAAAAAAATTCTTTATATGGTCTATCAACTACCAATAATGGTTTATTAGAAAATAATAAGTATTTCAATCTTGCCGAATATCCTCCTCCCTCGATATCTAATAAAATTGAATAATCTTTCATAATATCAATTATTGATTTAAAATTTGTTTTTGTGTAAGAATCTACATGAATAATATCAAATAGATCTTTATTATTATTACCTATATTTAATAATTTTTTTCTATTATTGTTAGTTCTATTTGTAACATTAATATTACCATACCAGCCAACTTTATTATATTTATAATTATTATTATTAATATTCAAAAAATAATTTTTTGTATAAAATAAATTATTATTTTGATATATATCACATACAAAATTGAAATCAGGAAAACATTTTTCAAATTCATCATTTTGTGTTACATAGAAAATTGTATTAGAATTATCCAATAATTTTTTTATATAATTACTTTTATTTCTCATATCGTTATTTTTACTTGAATAATTTAAATCATATGTACATATTATAATTTCTGAAAAATTTTTCAAATTATATATTTTGTCTGTATTATTTATTAATACTTTAACACATTCATTCCTATTTTCATAGCCCCTTTCAATTTCATTGAAAATTAAATTATTATCTATTTTTTTTACAGATAACATTAATATATAATTTATATTTATAATATTTATATGTATATATATAAATTATATATATAATTTATATTTATAATTTTTCACAAAAAATAATTTTGTTCTATTAGAAAGAAATAAAAATACTTTAAATGATATAAAAATGGTAAAACAAGGGGATCTTATTTATTGTAGAAATAAAAATATTAATACTATATTTAAAAATTATCAAAAATAAATATAAATATTAATTAATATAAAATATACAATGTTTGATACAATAATTTTAGTTCCATATAGAGATAGACTAGAACACATGAAATATTTTGTTGAAAATTATTGTCCATTACTAAAAAAAAATGTACCAAATAGTAAAGTTGTTTTTATTGAGCAAGACTTTTCAAATAATTATTTTAATAGAGGTATGTTATTAAATATAGGTTTTGATTTGTATAAAGACAAAACTAAATTTTATATAACACATGATGTTGATATTATACTTAATGAAACCATTATTCAAGAATTATTTAATATTAATAATTATGATGTTGTTAAAATTTTTACGGCGGGTAAACTATCATTCGGAGGGATTGTGAAATTTTCACACGACGATATATTTTATGTAAATGGTTTTCCTAATTATATTTGGGGTTGGGGTATAGAAGATAGAGTTCTATATTATAGACACAAAATTTTAAATAAAAATTATAGAGATTCTAATTACGGATTGGAAAAAAGTAAAGAAAATATTATTTTTTTACCACATAAACATAATGGTAATAATACGCATCCCGACAATTATTCAAGTAAGAATAATATTTCAGATAATGAAAATAAAATTTACAATAGTAATAATCTAATATTACAAAAAAAACATATTATGTCCTCTGGGTTAAATAATTTAAAATATAAAATTTTAGAAAAAAAAATTATAAGCGATTATGTAGAAATTATAAAAGTTAATATATAATTCTTATTCTTATTAATATTATTATTAACTATATAATATATTATTTAAAAAATTATTAAAACTATTTTTTGAATGTACATTTTTTTGATACCAATTATAGCAATTGTTTGACATAAATTCCCATTTTTCTTGTCTAATATTTGATAATATTGTTTTTAAATTTTCTGGATTATTACATCTTATATAATGTATATTTTCTTGTGGTGGATCCATATAAGAATCTATTGAAACCGACTCTGTAATAATTGGAACAGTTCCTAATGCCATTAATTCTACTTCACGATGACATTTTGATCCATAACCTCTCATACATAAACCATATTTTGCATTCGCTAATTGTTCTAAATATTGTTGTTGTGAAAATTTATGTTGTGTTCCTTGTGTACAATGATAAACATCTAATACATTTTCCCAATTATTATTGGTATTTCTATATTGATTTTGTACATTATTTTCAATATTTCCAATAAATATAGATTCAATAGTTCTCTCTGAATATAGTTTCAATTTATTGTTTTCTAAAAATTTTTCAATTATAAATGGTCTTCTTGGCCAAAATATCCAAGGTTTTACATTTAAATTATTTTCTCGCAATAATTTACCTTCTTTATTTATATCTCCATTACCTAATAATATTAAACTAGTATTTGCTAAATCTTGATTAAACCATTCATGTGTTGGTCTATCATATAGTAAAATATGGTTTCCTAACATACAATGTCCATTATCTATTAATTCAATATTAACATCATTATTATTTTTTTTATATAATAATGCTAATTCCCTAAAACTATCATTATTATGTCTCCAAATCCCTTGTTGAGGTTGTTTTGGTATTTTAATAGTCCAATTTTTATTTATAATTCTATCAATAATTAATAATTCTTTATAACGTTTTAATTTTCGTAACGCATTAATAAAAATATTATTAACTTGAATAAAACGTTGATCATGAAAATGAGTATGTAAAAATACCAATGGTTTATCTCCAATATTTAATTGATTATTATTAATATTTATAGAATTTATTACTTCTTGTGAATTATTTGCTAATAAAACTCTCCATGGCATAAAATTTACTTCTTTACCAAATTCTTGAAAACTATATTTTTTTGCTAAGTCTTCGATTGATGCTTGATCATGATAACGTGAAGTTTTTGTAAATTCAATCCAATCATTTGGAACATTTTTATTTTTTGTCCATAAACATCCTCCATTATAATATCCTACTTCATCTGTATTACTTTTTTTTACATAATGCGGTGATAACCCTAATTCTTTAGTTTTATCAATACAATTAATTGGATTTAAAAATAATATATCACTATCTAAAAATATTGTATCGCTTTCATATTCCAATGCATATTTTATAACATTTGCTTTTTGCATTTGAAATTCATCCCATATATTTTCTTGAACCATAATATTTCTGTTTTTATTACTATATTTATCTAATGATGTTTTTAAAAATAATTGTAATTGAATTTTTGGAATAAAATTTTTAATTAAATTTTCAGTTTCACTATCTACTAATCCATAAACTTTTGAATTATTATGATGTATTGATAAACTTAATAACATTCCTATTAATTCATGACTACAATTAAATGTTGAAATAAAACAAAAACTATTTGATTCTGTCATAAAGTTAACTTTATTATTAATAATAAACTTGACTTTATATTATTATTAAATATTTTTATATTTGTCTATAAATATTCTATATTACATTTATATCTATATAAACTTGTTTCATTTTCATTACAATGCGAAAGTAATATATTATTTCCCAATAATGAAGCCGATGCAGCAAATGAAGAAAATTTTGGAACCATTATTATTTTTTTACTGTGTACCAATGAAAAATAATCTTTATAAATATCATCATCTATAGTATTTAAAAAGGGATCAGCTGTATAATAATTCTTATTTAAATTATCAAGTAAATATTTTTTATATTTAGTATCATCTGATGCAACAAAAATATACATTTCTTCAGTAAAACTATTTAAATAAGTTATAGTTTTTTGTAATTTTTCAATAAAAAAAGCATAAGTAAATTCATCTTTGCCTCTATTATTTAATTTATCTGTAGTTCTTATATGAATTGAAATATATGATAAATCTGTATTTATATTTTTACAATAACTAATATTTTTAGCAGCATTTATCATTTGATTATTATTATATATACCAAAATTAAGTTTCAAATTTTGATTATTATGAAAATTTGTGTCTTGAATTAAAATATTTTTACAATTTAAAAGAATATTATAACTTCTGAAATCATATTTATTATTCCAATAATAATTACAAGATATATCATTTTCTATACAATAACATTCTATATTTATTAATTCTTCAATTCTATTACCTAAACCATCTAATCTACCATTAAATTTTATCATACTACCCATGTATTTATATATTTATAGTAATATTTATACTTAAATAAATATTACTATAAATATATAATTAAAAATGCATATTACAGAATATTTAAAAGATAATAATTATAAATCACCATATATATATTATTCACGAAATTATGTTTCTCAAAATGGAGAAGATGGAATTATAGAACAAATTTTAAATGAATTAGATATATCTAATGGTAATGTAATGGAATTTGGAGCATGGGATGGTATATATTTATGTAATACATATTTATTATATAAAACGGGTAATTTTAATGCAATATTAGTCGAATCTGATACCAATAGATTCAATAAACTAAAAAAAAATACAGAAAAATTAAATAATGTTGAAATTTATAATTGTTTAATCTCTCCAGATAGTGATAATATTAATTCTGTAGATAGTATAGTTAATAAAAGTAAATTTAATATAAATAATAATAATTTTACTATTTTAGTAATAGATGTAGATTCGATAGATTATTATATATTTAATGGTATACAAAAATATAATCCTATATTAATTATAGTTGAATGTATTAATAAATATAAAATAACTGATGAATATATTAATAATGACGGAGCATCCCTTTATTCATTAACACAATTGGCTAATAGTAAAAATTACACACTCATTTGTTATAATTTAAATGCATTTTTTATAAGAAATGATTATATTAATAAATTAAAATCTTATAATAATAATTTGTCAATAAATGATTATGATGCTCCTGTTAAAATTTTACAAAAAATAAATAAAGATGGTAATATATTTAATGATATAAATAACAATATAAGATATTATCAAAGCGAACAATATAATACTATTATTAAAAATGAATCAGCATAATTTTAATGACTTGTATTTTCAAAAGTTATATTTAAATTTTTATTTTCTAATATTTTATAATTATTTTCTTGTAATCGTTTTACTAATTTTTGTGTTAAATTATTAGGATCTTTGTTTTTTAATAATAAATCAAATTCTATACATAAATATGTCGGATATATTTCATCATCTAACATTTGATTTAAAACATCAATTTCAGAACCTTCTATATCTAATTTTAATAAATCTATTTTACTATGATTATATGTTTTCATAATATTTTTAATAGAATCTACTTCTACTTCATCATAATCATTAGAAAACATATTTTTTACTAATGATTGAGAAACATAATTTGGATTATTTTGTTTATAAAATCTTAATTTGGTTTTTTCTTTATATAAACCTTTATTTATATAAGTATAATTATCAAAATCAGGATCTAAATCTATTATATTATATAAATAATCTGATTGAATATTACCAGAAAAATTATTTATTTTAGTATTATAAAATTCTTTCACTTCTTCATAATGTTTTATTGCTCTTTGTGTTGGATCTATTAAAAATATTTTGCAATTATATTTATCTTCTAGTTTTAAATCAAAAGACATATCTTCTCCTACACCTCCAGAATATATAATACTATTACTATCTAACTTTGCATCTTTAGGTATTGACCAACCACCATAATTTGTACCAAGAGTTTCCATTATTTTATATTATTTAATAATATAAAATAATATTTAATTCTTTATTATAATATTATATTTTTTAAAAATCCACAACAACTATAATATTTTTCCCAAATCTCTCTATTTTGTTTTTGAATATTATATAAATTATTTTTATTATTTTCAAAATATTCTTTTACAATCTTTATTAAGTCTAAATTTTTGTTTTTTATAGAAATTTCATCTAAAACAATACCGACTGAATTTAAATCATATTTATCTTCAAAAGGATATACAGAATCTGTTTTTACTAATATTGGTATTCTACCCATCATCATTACATCATAAAAACGATAACTAAAATTTCCTGCACCTCTGTAACAAAAAGTAAATAAATTAGTATCTATATTTTCAATATACTCTTTTCTTGCTTGTAATTTATCAATACCTGGTGCCCAAAACCCATTTCTTAATATAAAATTTGTTTCAATATTACTATTTAAAAATAAATTTAAATAACTATCTCGACCATGTATTTTATGACCGCAATATCCAATAGATAATTTAGGATTTTGTAAATAATTATTATCAAAATAATCAGGTGAAAAAGCAGGTAATGAAAATTCATTTTCATTTTTTGTTGATTTATTAAAACTTGTTCTATAAATTTTTATATATTGACTATAAGGTAATAATGGCTTATCATAATCATCATTAAAAAATATATATAATGGTTTTTTCAAATTCTGTGATAAATTAAATAAAATGTTAAATTTATTATCATTTGTACCCGCAAATTTATATGGAAAAACTATTATATCACAATCCTTAATATTATCTACATAAATAAATAATTTATTACATGTTTCAATAACATTATTGTATCTTGATTCTCCTTTAAAATTATAATTATGTGGTTCTATAGTTAAAGAATTATAATTATTTAGAATACCAAATAATATAATTTGTTCAGACGAAAATTTAATATAATCTTTTAATGTAAAAATTTTTATCATAATCTATATTAAAATATAAAATTTATATTTAATATTAAATAAAATAATTTTAATTAAATGTTGTTAATTTCATATAATTTTCATCTGGTTCGTCTACTTCATATAAATAATCTACATTTTTTATATTATTTTTATCTATGCTTTTACTCTTCCAAAAACACAAAAATACTTTTACGTCAAAATTTGAAAAAGTATTTTTTAATGATTTTATAAAATAATTTATATAATCTATATTTGGTCTTATTGGTCCAGAAATTAATAAATGAATACTTTTATTAGTCATATTATTATATATTATTCATTATGTTTAATATAGTATTCATTATCTTTAATGTATTTTTCTATCATTTTTTTATGTTCATTTGCTAATTTATGTGTGTTTTTTCTTAAATTATTTAAATTATGATTAAACAACATATTATTATCAGTAAAATATTTATCATTATTTATATCATACCTAGGTTCTCCACCTAAATTAACAGCTAAGTGTTTCTTTAATGGATATAAATATTTTGGATAATAAACCATATTCATCCAGTCATCACAACACCAATTTTTTATTTCTTTTGGAAAAAACCAACCAAATATTTCCATATGTTTTCTACTTACAAAAGATTGTGTTAGTATTCTATTATTATTATTTATTGGTCCGGCAATTCCAATATCATTATGTTCTCTTAATACTTTTATACAATCATTTATCCATCCTTTTGTTCTAAATTCCATATCATCTCCGCATTGATAAAAATAATCGCAATCAGATTTATATGCATATTCAAATAACTTATTCCACATTAACGTAACGTAACCTTTTGTAATATTTTCCATAGTAATAAATTTAAACTCTATGTTTGGATATACTTTAGAAAATCTTGTTATCTCTCTTTTTTGGGTTTCATTATCAAAAATTCTATCATCTTTATCAATCCCAACATAAAAAATATAACTATGTTCTTTATCAAAAGTTAATAAAAATGTTTTTAATGTTAATTGGTATAAATATGTATCTTGCATCATTACCCAATTATCTCTATTTTTACTTGTTGCCAAAATTAAAGCACCAATTTTATATGCCATATTTAATTATTATAATTAGTATAAAATTATACTTTTAATTTATTTTATTTCAACATTATCTTTTTATATATTAGAATGACCCGATTTGAATTTAGAAAAACAGAAAAAAATAATACTGAAACAACTGAAAACAAAGAATCAAAAGAAGAAACTAAAGATGATGTCGATGATACTTTACAAAATTACTATGCAGAATGGTCTAGTCAACACGAAAAAATTTTAGTTGAATGGGCCGATAAAGCAATTGTTTATAGATGGTTACATTCTGAATCTCATTTAAGTTATGCTTCTAAAACTAGATGGTTTACTATACCTATTATTATTGTATCTACTCTTACTGGAACTGCTAATTTTGCACAAGAAAGGGTTCCATTACATGCTGTTCCATGGTATAATATTGCTGTTGGAACGGCCAATATTATCGCAGGAATTGTTACTACTATTCAACAATTTCTAAAAATCAATGAACTTAATGAGTCGCATCGAGTTTCTTCAATTGCTTGGGATAAATTTTATAGAAATATTAAATTAGAATTAGCTAAATCTAGAAATGAGAGAATGCATGCTTATCAAATGCTTAAAATATCAAAAGAAGAATTCGATAGACTTATGGAAACTAGTCCATCTATTAATACCAGAATAATTAAAAAATTCTATAAAACTTTCTCTGGCGGTGAACTTAAAGAAAATCAAGAACCAAGTGATAAACAAATATCATTTTGTGAAATATTTAAACCTGAAATTTGTAATGTAATACAAAGCACTAGACATGCTGTTTATAAAGAGACTGCTGAAGAAATTGCTAAAAATAAAACTAAAAATTTAGTTAATTTTGTTAAAGAAAATAATGAATTTAGAAAAAAATCAATAATTGTAGATAACTTTATAAATGATTTTTCACTTGAATTTAATAGAGAACCTACTTTTGATGAAATTTATGATAATTTACAAGACAAAGTATCAAATAATGTAATTAATAATATTATTAATAATAATAATACTAATAATACTAATAATGTTTAAACATTTTGTATATCTTGCATAAATAAATTACTTGGTTCCTTTTCTAAAAACATATTAAATATTAATATTGCTATTATCCACATCATAAATGGTATATAATATAATGGGTCTATATCAAAAAAATTACCCATTAAAGATATTACTGATGTAAATACAATAATTCCTATTATTGAAGTTATAAAATTATTCATAATATTATTATATATATACATTAAATTAATAATTTTATAATTTTATTTATTTTGTTTAATTGTTAAACTAGGTGTTTCTTTTATTGGACGATTATCTAGAATAAAACTACCTACATCACCGGTATCAATTTCTGGATATTTCTCAAAATAATTATCTAACATCTTTAATAAATAATCTTTATTTATTGGAGCTTTTACTTTGTTTTTTCTATATACTAATTTACCATTATTTATATCTATTCCATCTATTTCATTTTTTTCCATTATTTTTATTAATGAATCTGATAATTGTTTTTTCTTTCCTCGTAAATCTTTTAATAATTTTTGTATATCATTCATCTTAGTATTTATTGCCACCCATTCTTTTATTGTATTTACCAATAACTCTTTTGACTCAGACATATTAAAATAATATATAAATAAATTCGTATATTATTTTTATAATTTATTTAATTTTCTGACCAATTTTTTATTTTATTTTTATTTATAATTATTCTATTTATTAATTCTTCCTTGTTACCCCCTACCTTACAACCATTTAAGTTTAATATTTTTTTTAATTCTGGAATCTTCCTTTTTTTATAATATATAAATTGCTCCATATTTTCATTTTTTAAAATTATCTCATCTTCTCTTGTTGATACCAAATGTTTATTACAAAATATACCATTATCCGTTTTACATCCTGATTTTACACATTTTTTTCCATTTTTTACATGTTCACATTCATATATTTTTAAACAATATTCTTCTGGAAAAGTTACTCCTCGTAATTGCTTTACTGAATAATACTTGAAAAATGGTAGTAATTTATTTGTTATATTTCTACAATATGGACATTTAATTTGATTTATTTTTAATTGTGCATTATCTAATAATCTTCTTGTTTTTTGATAAACCACTTCATTATATAAAGCTTCATAATTGAATTTATGACCACAATCTAATTCTATATTATTATTCTCTAAATTATCATTTGTTATCATGCATGTATTCTCTTCCTTTGTTATATCTTCATTTAATATATTATTAAATAATTCTATATTAGATTTTGAAACTTTTTCCATTAAATATATTATTTTTTAATTTTTAAATTTTTTAATTTTATAATTATTTAGTTATTCAATTAGTAGTTAGTTAATAATAATAATAATATGCATATTTATATAATTATTATTATGTCTTTTGACAAAACTACTTGGGGAAATAGTGTATGGTACATTTTTCATAGTTTAGCATATAAAATTAACGAGTCACACTTTAATGAAGTTAAAGATGATTTTATATATATTATTAAAACTGTTTGTTCAAATCTTCCTTGTCCTGAATGTTCAAATGATGCAATGAATGAATTAAATAAAGTGCAATTTAATAATATTAAATCAAAAGAAGAACTCAAATTATTATTATTTAATTTTCATAATCATATTAATAAAAAACTCAACAAACCAATTTTTGAATTATCTAAATTAGATGATAAATATTCTAAAGCTAATCTAAATGCTATATGCAACAATTTTTATATTATTTTTATGTCTAATTCTAATATACCACAATTAATGAGTGCATCATTTCATCGCAAACATAATTTACCTAAAATCAAAATTGCAATAGAAAAAATTATTTCTAAATGTAATTAATTACCACATTGGTTTTTCTCCTCTTTTATAAGTTACACATTTAAATTTTTGGTCTGAAGGCTTTTTACATCCTTGTGCATTACTTTTTATTTCACTAAAATATGCTAAATCTTTATATCCACTTCCAGCTATCATTCCATAATATAACATACCAAAACTAATTCCTACTATTGCACCTAAAACAACACCACCCAATGTTCCACACTTTTTCCATAATTCTGTTACAGAATTTATTCCAAATAATGCTACTAGAAATATCAATAACGGGTTATTTACATCATTATTTATATACATTGGAAAAATTAAATATGAACTAATATATCCTAATAATGCGGTGCTTAATATTGGAGAACTAAATATTACTCGTTCATGTAATAATTGTCCTCTTGTTACAAAGGGTAATATATTACATATAGGACTTGCTAAAGGACTTTGTCTTTCTTTTAAAAGACTTTTTAATAAATGTGTTAAATATGCTACAATTACTAAACCTATTAAAAATAATAAACCTTTTACTATACTATTATTTACTATTGAAAGCATAATCATAAAAAATGTTAACAAAAATGGTGCCATTATTGTTAAAAATGTTAATAAATTTGTTAATGTGAATGTTATTGATGATATTGGTTTTGCAATATTTAAGTCTGAATTTGATGTTGGACTTTCCATAATAATATATTTATTATATTAAATAAATATATTAATTATTTTTTATTTATTAAATCATAATATTTATGATATCACCATTATTTATAAAATCATATATTTTATTACATCAGAAATATGTTCTATTTCAAAAAATTCATAAGGATATAATTTATCGCTGTGTTTTTCATAAAATAACTTAAAATCTTTTGCATTATCTTTTGGATATAAAAAACATTTTACTCCTGCTCTTATTCCTCCTAAAATCTTTAAATCTAATCCTCCTATAGCTGTTACTGAACCTTGTAAATTGATTTCTCCTGTTAATGCAAAATTATTTTTAATTTTTTTATTTGTTAATAAACTATAAATTACCAATGTTATTGCTGCCCCTGCTGATGGTCCATCTTTTGGTGTAGCACCTTCAGGCACATGTATATGTATACCTTGTAATTTATTTTCTTCAAAATCTTTTAATATTTTTTTTTGTTGAGAAGATGTTAATAATGAAAATGCTAGTGTTTTTGCTACTGACATACTTTCTTTCATTACGTCTCCCTGCATTCCTGTTAATTTTAAATCAAAATATGTAGTTGTTGAAAAAAATTTACTTTCTATATGTAAAATACCTCCATTTCCATACGCATTTGCCCACAAACCATTCACTATCCCTACCTTTGGATAATCATTTATTTTTAAATATCGTATATAATGTCTTTCATATAATATATTTTCTATTATTTCTTTTGTAATTATTACTGGAATATTATATTTTTGAGTTCTTTTTAATAAATCCAGATTTATACTAGATATTAATTCAAATAATATTTCTTTTAATTTTCGCACACCTGGCTCATTTGTATAATTTTCTATTATATATTTTACTAAATCGTCTCCAAATTCTATCACATTTTCTATACCAAATTTTTTATAAAATTCTGGTAATAAATAATCTCTAGTTATTACTAACTTATCCTCTAATAATAAATTCTCAAATTTTATTCTATGTATACGATCTAATAAAATTCTATCTATTAATTCTACATCATTATATGAAAATATAAATAATGCTTTTGATAAATCTAAATCTATATTACTAAAATATTTATCCTGAAAACTATCATTTTGTGTTGTATCTATTAAATGCGTTAATATTCCTATTATCTCTTTTCCATGTTCTGTTCTACTTACTTTATCTAATTCATCTATAAAAATTATTGGATTCATTGTCTTCTTTTCAATTAATATATCTACTATTTTTCCCCAAGTTGAACCAACATATGTATAATTATGACCATCTAATATACTTCCATTTGATGAACCTCCTAATGCTATAAACGAAAATGGTCTACTTTCACCATTTTTATCTTTTAAACAATTTGCTAATCCTTTTTTTGCTAAGGTAGTTTTTCCTATACCCGGTGGACCCTCAAAACCAAAACAATAACCTGATTTTTCACCATTTATCCATTGACCTAATATTCTTTCTATTTGTTTTTTTGCATTTATATGCCCATGAACTGCTCCATCTAATGTATCATTAAAAGAACGAATATATTCTACTACTTCACCATTCTTTTTTCTTATTTTTTGAATAACTTTATCTGTATTTATTAAATAATTATATACCTTATTTCCATTTACCGATTCTATTAATATTATTATTTCTTTTAATAATTCTAATTTATTTTTATTATTTTCTATTATTTCTTTTATTGAATTTCGTATTAATCCTATATTATCATTTACAGATGCTGGTTTTGAAATTATTATTTCATATTTTTTACATATTAATACTATTGAATTTAATAAATGTAATAATACCTTCTTTTTATTTGTTAATGCATCATTTAATACATAATTTATTATATTACTATAAATAGGTTCTAACTTTTCACTAATTGTATCAATTATATTTAATATTTCTAATGAACTATAATTATCTTTATTTAATAAATCTTTTATTAACTCCATAAAATCTTTTATTGAATTATTATCAATCATATTTATATCCAAAACTTTTATCGGTTCTTTTAAAGAATTAAATAAATTATTTATATCTGTTTTTCTTGTTAATATATATTCTTCTGTATAAATTCCAAAAGGAATTTTTAACAAACCATCTAAATATTGTCTTGCTTTTGAACCAGAATCTTCTGATTTTGACTTTATTTCTTTCAATTTTTGCATAGCCTTTTCTTTTACATTATCTCCCGCTTTCATTAAACATATTTGCTGTTCTAATGGAACCTTATTATTATCAAAATTTGATAAATTTGTAGTGTATTCTATAGTGGTATACATAGCCTCTTTAAAACATTTCTTACATTCTAACGGCAAACTATCATATAAAATCTTTTGTTCTGTTGAATCATTTGATGATTGAATTTCTATAGATAGCAAATCATATAATAAATAAGCCAAATATTGAAACTCTTGTTTATAATTATTTAATAATAATTGAATTAGTATCGTTCTTTGTGTATATAATTCACTGCCTATAAAATCCTGAACCAAACTACTTATAGTCTTATTTTCTATATTTATAATTGAATTCATAATAAAAATATATTTATTGAATAAATCTTCATTATTATAAATTAAATAATCTTTTATTGTTAAATTTTTACTGTAATTTAACCAACTCTCTTCCACATATAATTCATTTTTATTATTATTATTATCTATCATAAATTTCTCCAAACTCATCTTCTCATTTTTTATATATATTTCTTCCACATTACTGATTATTAGTTCATCTGCCAAACAATTTATACATAAAGTTTTTTTATTTAATATATCATGTATCACTACCTTTACACCATAAACTCTTAACTTAAAATTTGTTGAAGTTCTCATCAAATCAAAACATTCTAATTGTTCTGTTTCATTAATAATATTTTTATCATCTATTATCTTATTTTTTGATATTTCTTTTGCCAGTATTTTTTTTCCACTGCGACTAGTATTATTTGTCCAATTTAATATTTTATAATTTATTGGATGTAAATATCTACATATTACATGTAATTTATTTCTTAATGTTTCATCTTTAAAATATTTCTCTTCGAATTCATTACTTAAACATATTTTTATAAAATTATTGAAATCATATATACCATAATTCTTTATTAATGATGATAAATTATTATTTATATATTGTAATTCATTCATTATATTTTCATTTGATATACTATTTATCAAATTTATTATTTTATCCAAACCATCTAAGCACATATTATATTCATTAGAAGATATTATATTCATTAAGTGATAATTCTTTACACCATATTGAATATCATTTACAATATGTTTAAAAAATTTAATTTTTTCAGCAAAATTATTTGACATTTGTTCTATTCTTATATTTAAATATATTTAAATTTTTATATTTAAAAAAAACATTTTTATATTTTTTCATTGTTTTTTATTTTAAAAAACATTTTACATTTTAATTTATTAAAATTGATTAAAGATTTATCTATTTTATATAATATATTTACCATTTATGGGCATTCCTTATTATTTTGCTAGTCTTATTAGAAATCATGAAAATATTGTTAAAAATTTAGAATCTATTTCAAATATTCACAATCTCTATCTTGATAGTAATTCTATTATTTATGATTCCCTAGATTTTACATTATTTCAAAATAAATCACAATTTGAAAATCTTATTATTCAAAATGTTATCCATAAAATTGAACTCATAATTAAAACTATTAATCCATCCAAAAATATTATTATTGCTTTTGATGGAGTTCCTCCTATTGCTAAGTTAAATCAACAAAAAAATCGTCGCTATAAATCATCGTATCAAGCCAACCTTTTTAATAAAAATACACCTTGGGATCCTACTGCCATAACTCCCGGCACTACATTTATGGAAAAATTAAATCTTAACATTAATAATCATTTTTATAAAAAATATACTTCCAATAATCTCATATTATCACTTACTGATGTTCCCGGAGAAGGCGAACATAAACTTTTTGAATTTATTAGAAATAATAACCATATTAATGATAATACTATTATTTATGGTATGGATTCTGACCTTATTATGTTATCGCTTAATCATAAAAAATATACTAATTCTATTTACTTATATAGAGAAACTCCTCATTTTATTAATTCACTTGATTCTACATTAAATCCACAACATAAATATCTTATTGATATTAACAAATTGGCCGATCAAATTTATTACCTTCTTACCGATAAAACATTCATTATTGAAAATGATTCTATCGAACTTTATTATAATAAAATATCTGATTACATATTTATATGTTTCTTACTTGGTAATGATTTTAATGAACATTTTCCAGCTATAAATTTACGTCATAATGGTATTACTATTCTTCTTGATTTATATAGAGAAATCTTTACTATTAATCAACATATTATTAAAGATGGTGATATAAATTGGAATAATTTTAAAAAATATATCGGTAAACTTGCACAAAATGAATATAATTTTATTAAAGAAAATTATAGAATTAGAGATAAACAAGCCAAAAGATTCTATCCTGAAAATACTGATGAAGAAATTGAATTAAAATTTAATCTTACTCCATCTTGGGAAAGAAATATTGAAATTTTTATTAACCCTTATGAAAAATACTGGCAATATAGGTATTATTATTCATTATTTAACATTAATATTGATGAAAACACCAGTGCTATTTCATGTATTTGTAAAAATTATTTAAAAACGTTACAATGGACATTCTATTATTATTCAAAAGATTGTATAAGTTGGACTCATAGTTATAATTATCATTATCCCCCGTTACTTGAAGACCTATACAATAATATTCCATATTTCAATAGTGAATTAGTTATTGAACCGGACAAAACTATTATTCATCCTTATTTACTTCTTTCATATGTATTACCAAAAAATAGTCTAAATCTCATTCCTAATACTAAAATATACAAATATTTACTGAAACATTATCCTGAATATTATAGACTTGATTATGAATTTCAATATGCGTTTTGTAAATATTTTTGGGAAGGACATGTATTATTTCCTCATCTTGACTTTCAAAAATTTTCAAATGAAATTAATAAACTAATTTAATATTTATATATACATCCTCTTATGAAATCTAATACCTGCCAAAAAAAACTCAACTTAATTAAATATAATATTTTTGTTTATTTAAATATTATATTTAAATATTATTAATTACTTACATATTCTAGACATTTTTCAAAAAATTCACTTACTGATTCTTTTTTACCACCTAACACACTTAAATCTGGTATATACCAATAATCTTTTTCTCCATCTTTAAATCCTAAAATTGCTGGAATTCCATTTACCATCTTTTTACTTTTAAATTTTGCATATAATTCTAATGATTCATCTATATCTATTTCATAAAATTTTATTGAATCGGGCAATTCTTTTACTAATTCTTCTACTAAACTTTTTATACCTTGACATGGTGCACACCAATCTGCTGTGAATTTCAAAATTATCATGTTTTTTGGTAATAATTCTTTTTGTAGTTTGAATAAATCTTGTTCAGTTAATCCTGCCCCCATTATTATACTATACTTTATTATTTTTAAATTATTTAAATTAACTTATTAAATTCTGACCAAAGCATATTGGATTAATACTATATTTAAAACTCTATACTAGTTCATTTGTTTAATTTTTAAATTTGTTTCTAAATTTCATTATTTATTTCAATATTATAAAAGCTATTAAAAATCCAATACAGCCACATATTAGGTCAACTATTGAATTCATATAACTATTATTTGCATGAAAAAAGAACGAGTCTTTTCTTGTTGGTCTTTTATTCTTATATACTTTAATATATGCTGAATGATAATCTTTTAATTCATATAATAAATGAACTATATTAAATAAAATAAAACTTTTTAATATACTTATTTTTAAATATTTATGTAAAATTATATACCCTAAAAATCCCGAAAATATATGTAGAAATGACATTATATCGAATGCAATAGGAGATTCTAAACTATCCCAGTTTTTCTCTTCTAATGATAAGTTAGAATTTATTATAAATTTATACATTTTAAATAGAAATATTTTTATAAATACTTTATTTTTTTAATAGTAAATAATAAAAAACTGATACTACAATCATAATTGTTACAATTATGAATATATTTAATATTATATAATTAGAAAATTTATGTATATAATATAATATTATCGTATAAATTACCCAAAATATACCACCTATAATTAGGTAAAGTAAAAATGATTCAATATTTTTTACACTTACGTTATTTAGATAATAATATTGAAATAAATTTACTATAAAAAAACTTCCAGATAAAAACCCATAAAATGCTATATTATTTGATGATTTTTTTATTAAATCTATTAACGTTAAACAAAATCCTATTATTAAACCTCCATATATAAAATTTATTCCAAAGATTTTAATTAAATTATCCATATTTATATAATTATATATTATATTTTTGAACTTAAAGAAACCCAAAAATACCCTATTTTTTGTTTTTAGACCATTATGCTCTCAAAAAAAAATAAATATATTAAAGTGCAAAATTTTTGAAATTTCCAAAAGTGAATTTTTTTTTCGATTTTGGACAAAAAAAATGTCTAATTTTAAATTTAATTTTGCCTTTATGAAATTCCGCCAAATTTGCACTTTTTTTTTGGTTTTAAATCATTAAGGTGCGAATATGTTAAAAAATTATAAAAACTTTTTGTGATGCAAAAAAAAAAAATTTATTTTTGCTCGTTTTTTCGATTTTGGACATAGTATAAAACTCCTAAAAATAGGAGCCAAATAAAGAGCCAAAAGTGGAACTATTATTTTTTATAACGATAATACTATTAAATTTTAAATATTAATTATGCTACATTATGACGATAGTAAAAGTATCCTATCAAAAAAGGAGCAAAACGAGCAAAAAAATCCACTTTTCCACTTTTTGATATTGACGATTTTGTCAATCCTAAGCAACCAAAAAAGGTGGAAAAAGTGGAAAAAATTATTATTTTTTTAAAACTATTTAGAAATATTTTAGTTGCCTATAATATACTATAAAATACTATGAAAAACGAGCAAAATGAGCAAAATATTTTTTATTGTGAATTATGTGATTATAAATGTAGTAAAAAATCAAATTTTAATAGACATTTATTGACAGGAAAACATAAAAAATTAGAAAATACTATAAAATCCAAAAAAAACGAGCTACAAGAACTCGAAAAAGAGCCAACAATAAAAGAAGAAATAATAGTAAAAGATTTCAAATGTGAATGTGGTAAGATTTATAAACATTATCCAAGTCTTTGGACACATAAGAAAACTTGCACATTTATTGAAGAGACGCAAATAGTAGAGAAAACGGAAGGAACAAATGATTATAAAGATATGATATTAGAATTAGTGAAAGAAAATAAAGAGATGCGAAATATGATGGTAGAACAACAAAAAACAATAGGAGAATTAATACCGAAAGTAGGTAATAATAATAATAATACAAATAATAATACAATAAATCAGAAATTTAATATAAATGTATTTTTAAATGAACAATGTAAAGATGCAATAAATATGAGTGATTTTATAAAACAGATAGAAATATCACTAGAGCAATTAGATTTTACGAAAACAAATGGATTAGAAAAAGGATTAACTCACGCGATAATGGAAAATATGAATAAATTAAGTGTTTTTGAACGACCGATGCATTGCACGGATGTAAAGAGGGAGACATTATATATAAAAGATAATGATACTTGGGAAAAAGATAAAGATAAATCAAAGATAAAACAGGTAATAAAGAAAGCGTCAAATAAGAATTATACGGCATTAACAAATTGGACAAAAGAGAATCCAGATTTTATGGAAGACGATGATAAGCAAATGTTTTATGCGAAGGCGATGTCAAAATTAGGGAAGCCATTAGATGGAATAGATGATAAAGTAATAAAGCATTTATGTAATAATACAAAAATAAAAGAAATAAAAGATGAATAAATATTTATAATAATTTTAATAAATATTTATAATAATTTTAATAAATATTTATTTTAAATTTTTTCTTCTCGTTTTTTTACCAGATGCAATAGGACTATATTTTCTTCTTCGTTTTAATGTTCGTTCAGATGAAGATGAAGATGAAGAAGAAGAGGAACTTTTTCTTTTTCTTTTTTTTGTAGCTTTTAAAATTTTTGCTCGTGGTTCAGATGAAGATGATGAAGAAGAATTTTTTCTTACTCTTTTTTTAGTAGATTTACTATTAGATTTAGGCGGACTGCGAGGTTTTTGTTTAACAACTCTATCAATAGTAGGTTGTCTTTCATCTCGTGAAGTTTTATCATTAATAGGAACAGATTGAACTGGTTTGGCATAAACAATTTTAACTTCTTCATATTGTTCAGGAGAGCGAGAACTGGAACTGGAACTGGAACTGGAATTAGAAATTTGACTATTATTATATAATACTGGCGAAAGCTCGTCATTAACATGATATTCATCATTAGTATCTTTTTGTTTTAATAGTTCTTCAAGTTTTGAAATTTCTTCTTGTTTACTAAGAACTTCTTCCTGAGTTTTTTGTATTTTTTTTAAATTATTATTTCTACGTTCGATATAATCATTTTTTTTTGCAGTAGTTTTAGCGTTTTTACTTTTTTCTTTGTCTAATTTACGCGTTTGTCTAAGAACTTTAATTTTTTCATTATAAAGATTAACTTTATGTTTTAAATTTCTAATTTGTGAAATTAATTGTTTTTTGACATCTATAACATTTTTCTGAGCTTTAATAATATCGTTTTGCACCTCAAGAGTTAAATTTTTAAATTTATAATCGTTAAGTTGTTCTAAATATATGTTTTCTAAAAATTTAGTTTGTTGTTTTTTAGCATTATCAATAGCTTCTTTAATAAGTTCATTAGATTTTTCTTGGGATATAGGATTTTTAAACATTTTATGCCATTCAATATTATATTCTTCAAATCCGCCGTTAGAACTAATACATTTTTTGGAAATCATAATTTTATTATTAGTTTTACTTATATTTTCTAATAATTGAGCACTAGTTTTAGCATCAGTTTCAAGTTGTGTTGAGTCTTCGTAAACCACCCCATAATGTAAAAGTGAAGCGATACTAAAACAAAATGAGTCATTAGTATGAAAAATATGCAAAGCATCATTAAAATTAGTATCTCCATTATTAATTAAAGCCATAAAACATAAGAGTTGACCAACATCACTAACGGTTTTAAAGTAATGTCCATATTTAATATTTAAATCAGTTTTATTAGTTGCATTAACATATTCTATGGCAGAGGTTTTAAGAGAATAGCTATTATTTCTACAAAAATCTATTGTTGAAAAGTCATTATCAAACCAATTCATTATTTGAGCTTTAACATTATTTGTTTCAGGAAGGAGTGAATATTTTATATGTATACAAACAATTTCACCACATGTAAGTTTAATATCATAATTATATTTTGAATATTTATCATTAATTCTATTTATATTTTGATTAAGGCTAAGATCTGTAATTTCTTTCATATTATTTGAAAGTTTAGAAAAACTCGAAATATTAGCAGCATCAAATTGAGTTCCAAGAGTTGAAATGCAATCTAATTTTGAATAAGCTTCATCATTATTAATAAAATTAAAGCGATTAAACATATATAGATAATCTTTACCAGTATTGCCTTCTGCATCAATAGTAAAAACAAGTTTCGTTGTAGGTTTAATATCTTTCCTACATTTATTTTTTTTAATATTTAATAAACCATGAACAAAACCCCAAGAAGTGATAATTCCATTATTGGAATCTTGTGGAACATTAATTGGTGTTTTAATATCAGGAATAACATTAAAAAAATTTAAAATAGTCGTCTTGTAACGTTTAAGATTATCTGGTGGAATAATATCTGATGGAGAGGAATTATTATTATTAATATATGCTACACAAGAGTCGAGTATATCAGCAATAGATAAAATATAGTGTAAAGAATCAGTAACATTTGAGTTAGCATCAAATGATTTAGCTAAGCAATGTTGTTTTAATGCATTTCTATATTTATCAGAAATAGTTTTACCTGGAGCACCAGTTTTATCTCCAGTATAATAAATTAATAATAGATTTTGAACAGGCTTTTCGGGTGGTTCATCAAGATCTTGTTCATTAGAATATATTTTACCAGTATACATCATAATAGAAATATTAGTATCACCATCAAAATTGGTTATAAATGCTTTATTTTCTTTTTCTTCAAATTCTTCTTTAAATAGTTTATTATTTAAATCTATATGCTTATATTTTTTATTTTTAGCATTAGTAAAAAAAGTATCACTATATAATTGAGGGAAAACAAAAAATAAATTTAAATTATCACCATGAAATATATTTTTTAATAAATTATATTGGTCGACTTTATTTATGGAATGATTATTAATGATATTATAACAGTCAATTTTAAACATATTAATAATATGATTACATAAATTAATAGCTTCTTGTTTAGTATAAATTTTATCGTTCACTCTTCTATAATCGGCAAAATCGTGTAAACTATCAATAAGAAATAATGTTCTAAATAAAAGGGCAGTATATAATTGATCAGGAAATGTATCAGAATAATTAAGTTCTTTTAAAATATCAATTAAATCAAATTGTTTTTGAATAATATTTTGAGACATAATATACTATATAATATAAATATTTAAATATTGAATTAAAAAAATGCTTATAATCTATATTTAATGGAAGTATTAGACCTAAATATAGATAATTACGAATATGAGGATATATTGAAATTATTTGATTTGGATTTAAATTTTGGAGAAAGTGAAATAAAGAGAGCGAAGAAGAAGGTATTGATGATGCATCCAGATAAGTCGGGATTAGATAAAAAATATTTTTTATTTTTTAGTAGTGCTTTTAAAATATTACATAGCGTATATGAATTTAGAGAGAAAGCGAATATAAATTTAAATGAAGAGGTAGAATATTTAGCAGAAAAGAATGATGAGAATCATGAATTGGTGAATAAATTAAGAGAGAAATATAGTAATAAAGATTTTAATAAATGGTTTAATAAAGAATTTGAAAAATTAAAGATAGCAAATGAATATGAAAGTAATGGATATGGTGAATGGTTAAAAAATGTAGAAGATGGTGAAGTATGTAATAATAAAAATGAAATGAATATGATGATAGATAAAAGAAAGAGAGATTTACGGAGTTTGGTAAAATATAATGGAATAAGTGAATTTAATAATAGCGGATATAATGATTTAGCAAATAATAAACCAGAAGAATATTCGTCAGGTATGTTTAGTAAATTACAATATGAGGATTTAAAAAAGGCACACGTAGAAAGTGTAATACCAGTGACGGAAGAGGATTATAAAAAAAAATATAGTTCGATGGAAGATATAAAATTAATACGTCAACAACAAAATTTAAATCCGTTATCAGAAAAAGAGGGGAGAGAATATTTAAATAATAAGAAAATGGGAGAAGATTACATTGGTGCACAAAGGGCATTTAAATTGGCAACACAAGAGAGAGAAGTATTAAAAGGTAATAATAAGTTTTGGAGCTCATTAAAACAAATAAAATAAATAGTAATTTAGTATAATAATTTATGTATATTAATATATAATATGAAGTATACAAATTTAGCATTAAGTATATTATTATTATTAGCAGTAGGATTTCTATATAATAAATTTCAATTAAATGTAGAGAAAGATGATAAAATAGAGGAATTAAATATTATAAAGAAGTATTTATTGAATGAAGAAGATTATTATACAATAGAACAGTTGAGTGCAATAAAGAAACCGATAATTTGGATTCATATAGAATATGACAGAAATTTAAGAAAGTGGTGGTCTTTTAGCTCAAGATCGAGTAAAGAATTAAATCAGGATTATTTATATTTGACTTTGCGTTCAATAATAGATAAATGTAGTGATTATTTTCATGTGATATTGATAGATGATGATTCATTTGATACATTATTAGAAGATTGGAATGTTGATATGAATAAAATAGGAAACATACAAAAAGAAAATATAAGATGTTTGGCTTTAATGAAAGTATTATATAAATATGGAGGAATAATGATGGAACCATCATTTATTTTATTTAAATCATTGAAACCAATATATGAGAAGATAATGAGTAGTAGTAAACCATGTGTAGGTGAGTTTCCAAATGATACGGTAGATAGTCATATAATGAATTTTAGTCCATCATTAAAATTTATAGGATGTTTAAAGAATTGTCCAAAAATATATGAATTAGGTAAACATTTAGAAATATTAGTAAATAACGATTATACATATAGTTCAAAATTGGAAGGACAAGTAACAAATTGGTTATATAGTAAGGCAGAAAGTGGTGAAATAAATTATATAGATGGTAAATTTTTAGGGACACGAGATTCAAAGAATAAAAACATAGATTTGCCATCTTTATTGGGTTCATCATATTTAGATTTAAATATAAATGCATATGGATTATATATACCACGCAAAGATTTATTAAAAAGAACAGCATATAATTGGTTTGTATATTTGAATAGTAGACAAGTATTAGAAAGTAATACAAATATAGGAAAATATTTATTAATTTCAAATTAAATAAAATATTTAGTAATATTATAAATGAATTTTTCGGAGTTAGCCGAATCAGCGCCATCGGTAGGTGGTCGTAGACGTCGTCAGTCAAGACGTAGCACAAGACGCAATAAGCTACAGGGTGGTAAACGCAGACAAACCCGCGGCGGCAGAAGAAGAAGACAAAGTCGCACTCAACGTCGCAGATAGATAACCAATAATTTTATTTTATTTTTAAGAGTATCTCAAAAAATAAAATAAATATTAAAGAATTTCTTTCAATTTATTAATAGTATCTAAAGATAGAGTTTTTGGATAATTAATTTTAAATTTAATGATGAGATTACCAGTAAAAGTATCTCTCTGAAATCCTAAATTTCGTAAAACAATATTAGTATTATTATGAATAATTTCTCCATTAGAGTTGGAGATTCTATATGTGTTATTATTAAGATGTGTAATATTAAAATCAACACCTGTTAATGAATCTTTAAATGTAATATTGGAAAAATATATAAGATTGAGACCATCTCTCAAGAAAAATTGATGTTCCATTAATTTAATTATAATTTTGATATCTGAATATTTATAGTTAATACAATTACCTTTATTATTAATTGTAATAATTTCATTACTATCTATAGATTTAGGTAAAGGAATATATATTCTTTCGTCTTCATATTTAAGTATATTATTATTTAAAATTGAACGTTTAATATTAATTGGTACGTTAGCACCATTGTAAGAATCTTCAAAAGTAATATTCAAATTGATAATAATATCTTCATTATTGGGGTCATTATTTGGAGGATTATAAATTTCAATAGATGACGAGTTATTAGTGTTGGTTGATGTAATAGAAGAATGATTATTTATTAAGAATTCATATGCTTGAGTAATTTTATTAAACATAAATGAGTCATCATTATTTTTATCGGGGTGGTATTTTAATGACAAGCGTCTATATGCCTTTTTTATAGTGTCTGAATCAGAATTAGGTTCAATATCAAGTATATCATAATAGTTATTATTATTAATATGATTCATTAAACATATATAAAATGAATTATTTAATATTAAATATTTACCGAATAATAATATTATTAAATGAAAAGTTCATTAATAATAAAATATAAACCAAAAGAGCTATATGATTTTAATATAAGCGAATATACAAAAGAGTTAATAAATATATATTTAAAAAATAGAAAATTATTATTTTTAATACACGGAGGAACAGGTTATGGTAAGTCATCATTAATAAATGTATTACTAAATAAATATTATAAAGATGATAAAAATAGTATAAATAGAAACACAATATATATAAATTTATTAAAAGAACAAGGTATAAATTATTATAGAAATGATTTAAAAAATTATTGTCAGATAAATAATTTAGTAAATTTAAAAGAAAAAAAAACAATAATATTAGACGATTTAGATTTATTAAATGAGCAATGTCAGCAAATATTTAATACGTTTTTAAATAATTATGAAAATATAAATTTTATAATAAGTTGCAATGATAAACAAAAAATAAAATCAACAATAATAAATAAATTAGAATCAATAAAAATAAATAATATAGATGATACTTTTATAAGAGAAAGAATAAACAAAATATTAAAAAATGAAAATTTAAAATTAGATGATAAATGTAGAGAATTAATAATAAGAGCTTCAAATATGTCAATACCTAATATGATAAATAATATAGAAAAGTTAAATTTAATAATAAAAGATGATAAAATAGATTATAATTTATTAGAAAATGTGAGTTGTAATATAATGATAAATGATATGGACAAATATATAAAATTATGTAAAGAAGATAATTTAAAGGGAGGAATAAATCATATATTAAATATGTATAATAATGGTTTCTCAGTAATAGATATTTTAGAGGAATTTTTTTTATATATAAAATTTCATAATAATTTAGATGATAAATATAAATATGAGATAATAAAACTAATATGTAAATATATAAATATTTTTCATAATATTCATGAAGATTCAATAGAATTAATATTTTTAACTAACAACATAATCAAAATATTTAATAATAATAAAATTTAATATTTGATTTTAAAAGATGGCATAACAAATACATTTAATAATAATATAATTAAATAGTAATGTCTATATTTAAAGAAGATATTTCAAATGAAATATTATATGATTTTTTAAAAATACATTGTATATTGGAAAATAATTATTATGTATTAGATAAATTAATTTATAAAAAATATGAATATAATAATCAAATAGATCTATTAAAAGATAAGTTAAAAGAAAAATATAAAGATTCAAAAAAGTTTTATTTAGAAAGAAAAAATAATTATAATAATTTATTAACAATAATAAGACATTTATGTAAAAAGAATAATATAAATTATAGAAGTAAAATAAAATATGATAAGAACAAATATTACATTATTTATTATATAGAAAATATAGAATAAATAATAAATAATAAATTAAGAAGATATACGACGCTTATCAATTTTAGAAGAAGTTAAATAAATAGAATTTTCTGTGCAAATAATAAATACATCATCTACCTTAAAAATTTTAACAATAGGACTTGTATATTCTTCAGCATTTTTAACAAGTAGTTTTTCATCATTTTCTCTAATACCAATAAGTACTTTTTTTTCTAATGAATCAACCCAGTAGTCAAGCATAATAGGTTTATCTTCAGTAATAGCAATTTTAGATATATGAGACCATATAGAAGTTGGTGGTAAGTGATATTGTTCCTCGTCAGACATATTTTATATAAATTAGTAATTAAAAACTTTAAATACTTTTTTGTGTAAATAATAATAATTTATAAAATATATTATTATTAATATAAATTAAATGAGTTTGAATAAAGTAATAACAAGCGTAAATGCTTTAGTCAATTCTGTATCAATACCTGCTAATCAGTTAAATAATGTGGTATGTATAGATACTTTAAATAATAGAATAGGTGTTAAAACGGCCAATCCAAGTAAAGAGATAGATATAAGTGGTATGTTAAAAACGAATAATATATATATAAATAATAAAAATAATTCGACAAGTGATTTTGATATAATTTATGATAATAGTTTTTTAACATTTAGTGGAGGATTAAAAGTAAATAATGATATAAGTTGTATCAAGATTGATTGTAGTTTACTAAAAATCAATGAAGAAATAATAGATGATATAAACAAGTTTAAATTACAACACATTAATGATTGTTCATTTGGTTCTGTAGAAATGTCAAATTTGTTAGTATATGATTATGTATCACTTAAAAATAATTTAGATGTATCAGGAAATGTAACTATAGATTTATCATTAAATGTAAACGGTAATATAGAAGGAAAGAAGGTAATAGCAAATGGGGTATTACTAACATCAGATGATAGATATAAACATAATGAAAGAAATATAAATAATGGATTAGAAATAATAAGACAATTACAACCACAAATATATGATAAAACTTCAACATTTAAAACAGAAAATTATAGAGGATTAGTAAATGAGCCATATTTCGTAGAAGCAGGATTAATAGCACAAGAGGTATTTGCAATTAATGATTTAAGTTTTGCTGTAATAGAAGGAAATACAATAAGACCATATCATTTAAATTATGATAATATTTTTGTTTATGGACTGGCAGGAATAAAAGAATTAGATACAATAGTAAGTAGTTTATCAAATAGATTAGATAATTTATCAAATAATACACTGGATATGTCTGATATAAATTTATCTAATATAAAAAATTTAATAATTAGTCAAAATAGATTAATTCAAACATTAAATACAAAAATAACGAGTTTAGAAACAAGAATTAATAATTTAGAAAAATAAATATTTAAATATATAGTATAAAATAAAAATAATGAGCACCCATGATATGAATTCATCAATTAATAATCTAATAGGAACTTTTTCACAAATTAATTCAGGAGATTATGCACCAATACCAACCGAGTCAGTATGTATTGACACATCTAATAATAGAATAGGTGTAAATACACTAGATCCATCATATGGTATTCATGTAAATGGAACTGGCAATAAAGGTAAAATAGGTTCAACAAGTTTGATAGTATCAAGTTCAACAGATGAACAAAACACAGAAGTAATTTTTAAGAATTTACCTACTAATTCAGATGGCTTAGAATCGGGACGACTATATAATGATAATGGAACATTAAAAATTGTTCAAGGATAATATTTAACTATAATAATATTAAAAATTAGAAACTGTAATTTTATATTAAATAATATATTCTTTTATTTAATATAGTAATGTCTTCTATTACAAATCAAATAGTTGCTAATATAAAAAGCACATCTAGTAATTTCAATTCTTTTAATTTTGTTAATAGTGAGAATGTAGTATGTATTGATACATCTAATAATAGAATAGGTATTAATAGAAAGAATCCAGTATATTCAATTGATATTTCAGGAGATAGTAGCCATAACGCTATAAGGGTTAATAATTTACATATTACTAATTTAGCAAAAATTGAAGAAATTTCTTGTAGTAGACTTGATACTGACGAGTTTTTTGTAAATTTAATGGATGCTTCTAATTTAACATTTAAATTAATTTCAGGTGATATTATTGATGTAAGTTTTTTAATTGTTCGTGATATTAGTATTGCCAAACTAGCTATTTTAGATTTATCATGTAATTTTATGGATATTAGTAATAATATTAATTCAGAAAATATTAATGTTAGAAATGAATTAAGTGCTAATATAATTAAAGTAAATAAACTTGTATATCCAATAGTTGAATTAAATGAACTAACTGTTAATGATGCTTCAATAAATACATTACAAAATATTGATTTATCTAGTAATAATATTTTAGCATACGAAATATCAGTAAATAGATTGTATGTAAAAGATAAACTTATTTCATTAAACGATGCTTGTTTTAATAATATATGTATTGAAGGCGATGCTTCTATTAATAAACTATTAGTAGATAACTTGGCTGATTTAAATACAATTAGTGCAAATATAATAAAGGCACATGAACTATCCAGTAATACAATTAATGCCCAAACAATAACATCTAATGGAAGTACTATTATAAATAATGGTGTTTTTGGGGATGTAACTTCACCTACAAATGCAGTATTTAATGACCTTTCAGCTAACACATTAGATATAAGTAATGTTAACATAAGTAAATATTTAAATAATAGTGGACTAACTGATTTGTCAAATGGTATGCTAAATTTACCATTACACAAAACAGCATATAACTCAAATGAGTTTGAACCAGGAACTATTACCTTTGATAATAGTTTAAATATATTAAAAATATATAATACTAAACCAACTATTCAATGGAATAATATTTCATTTAACGTTAATTTTGCTAGTATGAGTTTAAAAAGAGATATATCTGGTAATGATATATCTTTTAATGTCGATAAAAAAAATTATTTTATTGATCAATCTGATAATTTAATTTTAGATACAGTTTATTATCCAAATTATAAATATATTCCAATTAATTTTGATAATAGTTTTGGTAATAAATTTGATTTATCAAATAATAATAAAACCATTGAAATCAAAAACCAAAAAGATACTGAATTATTTGAAATTCATGCGACAGTTGTAATTCAATATTTAAATAAATTTCCTGGAGATGTTGAGCCAAATGATTATGTATTTGGTATTTATCCACATATGAATAGTATTACAGAAAGTATTAATAATTCTTTTGTTAGTTTAAAAAATACTGTGATTAGCTTTGATAATAGTTTTAATTTTTCTAATATATCTATTAATTATATTGGTAAGCTATATATTTCTGATAATAGTTATGCATTAAATTTTTATATTTCTTCTAAAAAAGATATAAACTATATTGTTATAAATCAATTTAATGGAACTATTAAACAGATTTCAAGTTAAGTTATAAAGAATTAAAAGATATATCTAAATTTGTAGATTAAAATAATACCAAAATAATAAAATAATAAAATAATTTATTATTTTATTCCATACAAATTGCATTTATATAATAAATGTAACGCATTTTTAATAAGCATTTTAAATTTGCAGAGGTGTAATAAAATTATATCTTTATCTTTTTAAAATAATTTTTGCAAGTCTCATTACATTAGATGCACTTGAACCTAATTTATAGTTGTGTTGAATTGGTTTATAAAATATTGGACAAGGACAAGGTCCATAATCTACCTTTTCGGGGTTATCGTATTTTGTTACAATAATGTCTCTTGTTATTATGGTTTTTATTACTCCTCCTCCTTTTTTACTAGTTGCTGTATATGTTATTACTTCCGGATAAGTGCCAGGTTCATTTGTATTACTCAAAGTATTATCTACTTCAATTGTTGGGTCTAGACCTGATGCAGGATCTGTTGCTGTTACTCCAGCCATTAACATTTCATCTGTTATTATAGTTCCTTCTTGAACTGTTAAACTCCATCCTATTCCATTTAATGTTAGTAAAAAATTTTCATAAGGAACATTATTAACAAAGAACTTAGGATATTCAAATGCTTTCTCTACATTTACAGTTCTTCGTATTGTATTTCTATTATTAGCATTATCAATTACTGTATAAAAAATATCTATTTTTTGATTGTCATTATTAGCAAAAATAGAACCAGTATCTTGATTATATATATTTGTTATATCTATTTCGATAGTTGAATAAATATTGTTTTCAAATACTGAAGCTTCAAAATCTGTTTTTGATATATCATTATATATTACTCTTGTTAAATTTGAACATACATCATCATATGGTTGATTTACTTCAATAAATGAAATATCTTCAATTAAATCTTCTAATAATTTATTTATATTTTCGGCAGTTGAGTCGCTTTGAGAAAATGATATGTCAGTTTTATTAAATATTAATGTGGGTGGAATTAAATCTGGAATTGCAATGTCTAATACAATAGTATCAACATATTTATCAGGGTATAAATAACTATTATATCTAATATCAAATTTAATTAGTATATTATTTGAATAAAAACTATTAATTAATAATTTGCTACCACTCATATTGTAACTATTATTATCACTATTAATAATTTCATTAATATTTATATTTACATTTGATTTAACATCATATATATTAAAAGAACTATCAAAAGAAGTAGTTATATAACTTACATCTTTAATTGTATATAATAAATAGCTTTTATTATACATATTCCATGGTACTTCTAAATTTGAATTATCATAAATATATCTATCAAAATAATCATTTAAATCAATTAAATAGGTGTGACTATGTAATCTATGTAATGAAGAATTATAACTATATTCATATAAATTATAACATATGTCATTTTTTGATCTTGGTGTAATATCAAATTCTGTTAAATAACTATTATCGTTTTCTAATTCATTTTTGAAAAAGTATTTGATAAATGATTTATAATTAGTTAGATTAGTGGTAATTAAATTATTTTTTGTATTTGAATTATTATATATATTTGTATTATTATTTACAAAACAACCATATAAATCATTATCTGATAATTCTATTAAATAATTTTTACTATTAATATTATCATTTATTGTTTTTTCTAACGTTAATGTTGGTTCATTTACTTTTAAATTGTTAGATAAATTCTCATATGAATGAAAAATTAAAACATTATTTTCATCAATATACATATTATGAAAAATATTTTGCATAGTTAATCCTATGTATTGATTATAATCATGACTAGTCATAGATATATCTCGAATTGTTAAAAATACATTATTTTTTAATTCATTATTTACATAATCTAAACCTTTTGAATTTAATACATCATCATATAATTTATATAAAACTCCACTACTATCATTTGAATCTAATAAATATTCATTTAATTCAATTAAACCATTTGATAATAATATACTTTCTTCTTTAGTTTTATTAATAACAGATAATTCACCACATATATCACTCCATATATTTACAACAAATTCTTCAAATAATAAATTATTATTGTCTACATTATAATTTGTATTTGTATTATACAATGCATTATATTTATCACGTAATGTATTCAATTTATTATCATTAATATCTAAGCTCGATAAATCAATATATGTTTGTAAATTGAATGTAATAAAATTATCAAATATATGACTGAATATCATTCTATTTGAAGATAAATATTTATCCAAGAAAAAATCATATATTTCATTAGCATTTATCAATGATATAGGATTTGTATATTTTAATTCATTAATTTTGCTAATAAAATTATTTTTAATAAATTGATTTGATAATAATTCATTTTTTCTAAAAAAATGACTATAATTATCTATTTCATTATTTGTATAAAATAAATCCAATATATTTGTTTCATATAAGTTATTAGTTGTATTATTTGTAAATGTATTTTTTGTATATCCCTCTATACTTTTACCTTCATATAAAAATATTTCTTGTTCATTAACTTCTATCCATTCTATTCCATTATTAGAATATGCTATGTTAGAATGTTCACCTTTACCTTTACCAGTTGCAATCCATCGTGTTCCAGTCCATGTTATAGAATTACATTCTGAAAATATACTTGTGTTTGTAGACAACCAATTAATACCATCATATGAATAAATTATTGCAGATTTATCATCATTATTTTTACCTACTATTACTACCATATTATCATTTGCATCTATATCTCGTCCTTCATCTATACTTGATTTACCTAAACCAACCCAAAGTAATACATCATTTGAATATGCAATTGAATTACTAGCATCTTCTCCTACTGCTAACCATAAATTTATTTTTTTATAATATACACCTGCATTTGCTTGAATTGAAAATATATCTTTTGAATTATTACTATTATCCCAAGTCAATCCATCACTTGAATATGCTATTGAATTAGTTGATCCATCACCAAATGCTAGTATGTAAGTATCATTATGTTTTGAAAAATTATTTATTTTATTATAAAGCGCATCTCTACCTAAGTTTTCCCATACAATACCATTACTTGAACGAGCTAAAGTATTTTCACTTCCTTTTCCACCAGCAAGCCAATATGAATTTGAATTATCATAAACAACAGCTATTCCATATTCATCAAAAATTGATTTTGAATTAAATATAGGATACCAATTTATTCCATCATCTGAATATACAATAGTATTAGTTCCACTTCCAACTGCTACAAATCTTGAAGTTCCATTATATCCAACTCCTAATCCTGAATTGTCTAATGCAGTTTTACCTAATCCAGTCCAAGTTTCTCCATTATTTAAAGAATATGCTATTGTATTATTATCACCATTACCAACTACCACAGCTAATTTTTCTGTTGAAATATTTACTGATAAATTAGTTAATATATTTACTGATGTATCTATTTTATAATCATATTGGAAAATATTAGACTGATTATTATTTACGCTATAATCAAATAAATAATGATTACTTATGTCATGTTTTAAATTACTATTTGAAATAGAAGTTTCATACTTTTTAAATACTAATAAATTTTTAATCACTAAAGTATTATGATTTATATTTTGCTGTGTTACACAATTTACATTCGCATTATTTCCATTTGTATTATTTCCATTTGTATTAAAAATTTTTTGAGATAAAAATATTTTATTTTGTAATTCGTCTTCAGAATAATATTTTGATAATACTGATGAATTATCGATACTTAAAACATTATCATTTACATAAATATTTCCTGATGCTATTACCAAATTATTTCTAGTTTCTATTTTACCACCCATATTTGGAAAATTTTCTGAATAATAATATAATGGTGATGGGGTAGTAACAGATATTAGTATTTCACTATAAGCTCCATTTAATCCCGGTAAACCATATTCTTTTATACCTTTTGTATATTCTTTTCCCCCATTATGAGTTCCATCAGGAGTTAATGAGAATTTAATTCTGTTATAAAAATTTTTTTGTGTATTTTGCCTAAATGTATATTTTCCCATTGCTAGATACAAATTGGCTCTTGATAAATCTCTTATATAATCGCTTGTTAATGTAAAAAATTGATATGGGAAATAATTATTGTTATATCCTGATACATCTACATTAAATGTATTAGTAGGTAATGATTCATTAAATAAGTCATTAATTGAAAATTTGTTGCATTCTTCAGTATATAAAAAAATATCTTGTAATATTATTACATTTTTATTACTATCTAAATATTCTATACTTGCTCTATTAAAATTACCATTCACTGATAATTCAAGTTTACCCCAATAATATTCATTACCATGATACTGGATAGTATTCTCTCCAGATATACTTATTAAATCACTAATATCTAGATTATAATTAAAATCATAATTATATCCAAATACTCTTATTGCATTTGATTCTCCTGATATATTAATAATATAATTTTGATTATATAAACCGTATTTATAATTTTCTTCTCTTTGTAAATTATACAATCCATTTGTTATTTTTGGTAAACAAGTAATATTTACGACTTGGACTTGTCTCTCTGCCTCGATTAAAATATTAGATATATTTGCCTCATATTTTACTGTATGTGTTCCTAATTTATGTTCAGGCAATTCTTGGGCTATCTTTATTTCATATTGTGGTAATTCTCCACCGCTATAATCATATATTTTACCTAATGGATCTTTGTATGCCGTATATTGTTGATGATAAGTTTTTAAAAATAAATTAAATTTCTCATCATTAGTATAATTTAAATATATAAAAGGGTCAAAATCAATAACATTTATAATTCGTGATATATCTGAAAAATTATCTACCATATCAAATACTCTATAATTTTGAATATACCTACCACGATTTAATAGTAGATATTCTTTTGAAACATCTTCTAAGTTACCATTACTTAAAATATGTGAATAACTTACCTGTAAGGATAATTTATTATTATATTTTTCTATTGTTTCATTAGAAAGAGATCGGGTGCTTCCAACTATTTCATCAAATATATATATACCTGGAATTGAAAACATTACATTACCACAAACATCAAATGTAAAATAATGATAATTTGATAAATTTTTGCTATATAAATATGTTGAATTTGTTTTTAATGTTTGATATGTATTTTGTGATATTAATGGAAGGTTGATATCATATATATTTACAAAATTTGATGATAAAATAAAAGATATGTCAGGTGGACTTGAGTCTATGAGATTGAAATTTATAACTTCTGTAAATGAAGTAAAATCGTTTTTATTGAAACATTGAAATATTACTGTATAATTTCCTATTTCTGAACTTACTATATTAGGTACAATAGTATATTCAAAGTTGTTGTCATCCCTATTTTGCAAATTCATACTAAAATCAAGTAATTCAAAAATTTCTCTTCTTTTACCTTCGTATGTAATCGTTTTATTAATTGCATCATATTGTATATCTGATACATTAAATTTACTTGATAAATTATTTATATCATTATTAATTAAATTATAAAAGTTATTATTAAAATTTGAATCTAAATCAAGAATATGTTTACTATTTTGATAAGTTATTAAAATTATGGGCATAATTGAAACTTCTTTTGTTTTGTCTACTATCTCAATAACAACAATTTCTTTATTACTATTGCCATGAGAATCATATGCTGTATATGTTATTTTATAATGTAAGCCGTGTGTTGGATTTTCAATATTTGAATATAATTCTAATGAAGTTAAATTATATGTTTTAGTATTACTAGATGTCAAATCTATACTTTCATTATAAGTATTTATATGATTATTATCATAAAATTTTTTAATTTCAATATCAATATTTGATAAATCCGAATCTTTATCTTCAAAAAATATATTAGGTATTATGACTGGTTCATATATCTCAAAAGATAAATTATTATTTGATACAGTTATTATAGGTTTATTATTATCTTTAACTATAATTTTTCTATTTAAAATTGTAGATTGATTATTTTGATCTACTGCTATATATGTAATATTATAAATTCCAACTTTTGGATTATTGACATTGAAAGATTCATCATAGATTACATTAAAATTAGTAAATAAATATGAAATATCGCTATGATAATTTCTATAATAAAAATTATCAAATTCACTATAAGCATTTACACCTAAAATAAATGATGCATCATTAAAAAATATACCTGCATCATGGTTAATTTCGCTGGAAATTTCATCAAAAATTGGACCATTATTAGTAATTATTAATGTTTTATTTATATAATTTGAAATTAAATTATTATCTGTAGTTACTGAATAAAAACTTATATCATAACGAACTGATGAAATATCACCAGTTACAGAATAAATTATTGCACTAGGGTCATACTCTCCACTTAATGATTTTATATTTGGTGGTAAAATATAACTTAGATCGACACTAATATCATTACCTAATCTTGGATGATTAATTTGAAAATGATTTTTAATATCAAATTCATTATCACCAAAATCTATATAAATATTATTGCTACTAGATTCAATTATTGGTATAACGGTATTTATAATATCAACATTCCTATTTATTGAAAAATAGTTGTATTGATTATCTGAAATTTCATAAATTATAACTAATGATGTATCTACATTTGAAAATAAGTTACGTATATAAACATCATCACTTATATCTAATATTGTTTTAATATTTTCTTTTTTATAATTTATTCCTGATATGGTAATTAGATAATTTGAATTTACTATTTTATAATTATCTATTAAACTAAAATCAAAAATAATTGAACTTAATTCAGAAATTAATAAATTGTTGTTTCCTGTGCTACTTAATGCTTGATATGAAAAATCTTTAAAATCTGGTGAAAATAATACATAACTTATATTTGTTTCAAGTGTATAATTAAATGAAAAATCAATTGATGGAATACTTTTATCTACTATATTTACTATTCTTGTAATATTAAATGAGTTATCACAAGCATCAATAACATTATAATTAAATCTTAAAGGTTCTACTTTATCTAAACCAATTGTTACTCGATTAAAACAATTATCAGTATTTAAATAACCATTATTTGTAGAAAATACATTACTTAAACCTGTTTTAGTGAAAGATATGTCACCTTCTCCACTTATAGATAATGTAATTAAAGTAGTTAAATCAGTTAGTTCAAAATAATTATCACTTATTTCAAATTTATTAATTATAAAACTTAAGTCATCAAATGTAGAAAATACAGTTAAACTAAAATCTATATTAAAACTATTATCAAATTTATTATCTATTAAGTTACTTACTCGAGACTGAAAGACTATATCATTTGAACCATCTATATAAGATATATTTTGCAAATCTGGAAATTTAAAAAATGGTTTAGAAATATCTACTACTTCAATAAATCTTTTAATAAACGTTGTTACATCTGAATTACCTGTTTTGTTTACTTCATAAGTTAATTCATATACACCAACTGTAGTTGTATCCAAATCTGTTCCATATGAAATATCATAACCTGGAACAGCATTTGATATATAATTTGATGTAATATTTTCTGAATTAGGTGCTATTGATAAACTAGGATTATAAAATTCTTCCTCGACATTACCATTTTCTTTAACTTTTATTATTAAACCCGGTTCATAAAATATAGAATGTAGACTAATTATTTCTATACGAGAACCTGATAAAGTTAATAATGGTGTATTTGTAAATGTTATATTTAAACTTACATCATTACTTAAATTTCCACATAAATCTCTTACAGTATATACTATAATTGCTTCTGCTGAAATACTTAGATTTGATACTTCAATAAAGTTACCATTATTAGTAATGTTACTTGACGTATCTATAAAAAATGATAAGGAACCATCATATATTGAATTATCTGATAATTCTAATAATGGAATATTTGTATTTTCCAAATATGCATCTCCCTTCTTAAAAAAAGAAATATCTGTGAAAATATTAAAACTAAAATCTCTAGAATGTTGATAATTATATAATAACGGATTATAACTAACTACATTTTGATTTACAAAATTTAATTCTGGATTAATATTATCATATACATTTACTAAAAATGTTTTTGAAAAATCTAATATTAAACTATTCAAATCTAATGTATTACTTAAATCATTAAATATAAAATCTTCATTACTTAAACCTTTTACTTCTACTATAATTTTATAATAACCAATATATTTAGTATTTATATAATCTTCACTAAAAAAATCAATTGGTTCAAAAGTGCCACTTATATTTAAATTATTTGTTGTATTACTGTTTTGTTTGTATATAGTATAATTAATAAAAATATCAAAAGAAAAATCTGATATAGTGAGTGTGGTATTTAATACATATGACACGTCTGTTTCATTTTTTTCCTGAGTTATATGTATTATGTTAAAAATATTATCTATATTTTCTATCCTAGTTATAATTATATCCTGAATACTATCACTAGTTAATTCTATACTATTATCATTATTAAACTCAATAAATTTAGTAGTAGTTAATATTTCATCATTTATATTATCAACGTTATAATTTTCTATATTTTCTATTGTTATTACACCTGGGGTAGTGCTTACTTTTATTGGAAAATTTTTTTTTTCACCATCAATGTCTAAATTATTTGATAAATAATGTTGTGGTAAACCTAGTGTTTCATTTTTTAATATATTCTGACTATTTTCACTTATATACGATAAATTGTGTTGACTGTAGTTATTGTTTTTTGGATAAAAACCTCCAGATAGAGTAATATCAAATGGCAATTGTATTTTATGTCTATTATTATCAAACACATATACATCTAAATTATTAAAAAAATTATAATCAGAGTTTGTTGTATTAATAGGAACATCTATTGTATTTGTAAATGGATTTGAATTATAAAATATATTATCATTATTAACTACTTCTATAAATGGTCCTCTTCTAATTTCTACTAGTCGTGTTAAATTTTCACGTAGGTTTTCATAATCTATGGCTGTATATGTAATTATAAAATTGGATAAATCATAATTTATTTCATCTTCTTTGTCTATAATGGTTGAAGTTACTAAATTTGATAAATCATGACCATATCTATCAAATAATGAATATGGTCTATTAGGTTCAGTATAATTTTCATATAAATTTAAATAATATATATTATCTGTATTACTAAAATCTTTATTATCAAAAGGAAAACCTTTTTGATTAAATAATACAAATGATAAATCTCCAGATTCAATACCATTAATTTTATCGGAATTTTGGCAAATTGTAGTATAAAAAAAATTATTAGATGGTTCATAATTAGTATTTGAATTTAAATTTAAAATACGTATAGGTATATTACTATTTTGTTTTAATGTTCCTGAAGAATTATCTATTAAAATTCTAACAGTGTTATAATAATAATTATAACTATTAAATGGTTGTTGTAATCTAGTTATTCTTGAATCAGATTTATAAATTATTCCTGTTGTATTTATTTCATCTATTTTTATAGCATTACTAATATCATTATTTATTATTGTAAATGGATAATTTGAATCTATATTAAAAATAGTATATTTACCATCATAAAGACCATAGTTTAAATTAGATAAAAAATCATTGTCAGTATCAATGTTCGTAGCATGATTATTTAAATTAAATTCATAAAAAGATATATCATTTGTTGAAGTATTTAATTTTGCCTCTGAAACAATATTTAAACATTCTTTTTTATCATTATATAAAATATTAGCTAATTCAGTAATTTGACTCACTATATAATTACATGCATTATCATAAACAAAAATATTAGTATTAGTAACCTGTTGAATACCATTTAATGGAAAAGATTTAATAGATATTCCTGATGATTCTGTTTCAAAGCTTGCATTAACGGACAAACTAATATCACCATAATAATATGATATGTTACTATTATCAACTAAAATACTTAAATTTCTACTTAAATCATTTTGTGAGCCATCTGTATAAAAAATTCTATTATTTGTATTATTTGAGTCATTAGGTATTATTATATTAAAGCTGTCATCAATTTTATTTAAACTTAAATTAGTATAACCTAATTTACTTAATGCATCTCCGCTTAAAGAAAAAGGATGATTAGTAGAAAAATCATCAATAGCAATAAAAGTGTATTCCATCGATCTCATAAAATAAAAGTTGTCTCCACTATTGGTTAATCCTGTATCTAGTGATGAAGTCGAAATATTAAGTAGATTGTAACTAACATCATAAAATCTATAATAATCACTATTTGAAAAACTTAAATCACTACCTTTTGAAACATAAATTGTAATTGGTAGTTGGTATGATACATCATATTGTATTAAATTAGATATGTCAGAAATAGTATTTGTATTTGAAGCATCAAAAAATCCAATTGGATGAGTTTTTGGAATATTTATAATTGAATATAATTTTCCACTAGTTTCATATAAACCATAATATTTAAAGTTATTACCATAACTACCAATAATATTATTATTATTGTTAAAAATATAATAATTGTTTGATATATCAATTGTATTAATTAAATTAAAGCAAATAATATTATCATTACTCATTATTAATAATATAGTTTATTAAAAATATCTAATTTATAAATAAAAATTTTATTTTTACTAAAATTGATATAAAAAATCAATATAAAATCAGTATAACATTATATTTATATGGAAGATAAAAATGAAGTTCTTGCTAAGAAATATCAAAAAAAATCTGATAAACAACATGTATTAGATAATCCTGATACTTATATTGGTTCTATTGAAAATATAAATACTAATACATATATTTATGATAGCAAGAAAAAAAAAATTATTGAAAAGTCGTTTAACTATATTCCTGGATTATATAAACTATTTGATGAAGGAATTGTTAATTGTAGGGATCACACGATTAGAATGCAACAATTAATTGATTTAAATTCTGAAGAAAAAAATTATCCAGTGACAAATATAAGTATCACAATTGAAGATGATGGTGTTATAACATTATATAATGATGGAAATGGTATAGATGTTTCTATTCATCCGGAATATAAAGTATGGATACCTGAATTAATTTTTGGACATCTTAGAACTTCTACTAATTATGATAAAAGTGAAAAAAAAATTGTTGGTGGAAAAAATGGTTTTGGATTTAAATTAGTTTTAATTTGGTCCAAATGGGGAAAAATTGAAACAGTAGATCATAAAACAGGTCAAAAATATATACAAGAATTTCATGATAATTTAAATATTATAGATAAACCTAAAATTACTAAATGCAAAAGCAAACCATACACGTGTGTTAGTTTTAAACCAGATTTTGAAAGACTTAATATACAAGGATTTGATGATAATTTTAAATCACTTATGTTGCGAAGAATTTATGATATTGCTGCTGTAACAGATAAATCTATAAAAGTTAAATATAACTCGCAACAAATTGAAGTAAAAAGTTTCTTAAATTACATTGACTTATATATTGGTAATAAAAGTGAAACTGAAAGAATTTATGAACAACCAAATGACAGATGGGAATATGTAGTTTGTATAGCGCCAAATGAGGAATTTACACAAATAAGTTATGTAAATGGTATTTATACGTGTAAAGGAGGTAAACATGTAGATTATATTACTAATCAGATTGTTAGAAAAATAACAGGTTATATAAAAGTGAAAAAACATATAGATGTTAAACCAGCATCAATTAAAGAACAATTAATGATTTTTGTAAATTGCACTATTGAAAATCCTACTTTTGATAGTCAAACTAAAGATTATTTAAATAGTGCAGTAAGTAATTTTGGTTCATTATGTGAAGTTTCAGATAAATTTATTGAAAAATTGGCAAAAATGGGTGTTATGAGCACTGCATGTAATTTAACTGAAGTCAAAGAAAATAAATCTTTAAAAAAAACAGATGGTGCAAAAGTAAAAAATATTCGTAATATTCCAAAATTAGTAGATGCGAATTATGCAGGAACAAATAAATCAAAAGATTGTATTTTAATTTTATGTGAAGGAGATTCAGCAAAATCTGGTATTATTTCAGGTCTTTCACGTGAAGATAGAAATATAATTGGTGTTTATCCAATGAAAGGTAAAATGCTAAATATACGTGGTGAAAGTATAAGTAAAATTGGTGAAAATAAAGAAATTAATGAAATTAAGCAAATTTTAGGATTAGAACATGGAAAAGTTTATAGCCAAGAATTGGTAAAATGTAAACTTCGTTATGGAAAATTATTATTTATGACTGATCAAGATTTGGATGGAAGTCATATTAAAGGTCTTGGAATTAATATGATTGATAGTGAATGGAATTCGCTAATTGAAATTCCAGAATTTATTGGTTATATGAATACACCTATCTTAAAAGCAAGTAAAGGAAAAGAAATAAAAGATTTTTATAATAATGGTGAATATGAAATATGGAAAGATCGTGATGATATTGATGTATCAAAATGGTCAATTAAATATTATAAAGGTTTAGGAACTAGCACTAGTAAAGAATTTAAAGAATATTTTGCTAAAAAGAAAATAGTAAATTTTGTAAATTCAGAATCATGTAAAGAAACAATTGATATGGTATTTAATAAAAAACGTGCGAATGATCGTAAATTATGGCTTGAAAATTATGATCGTAATACATATTTAAATACATCTAAGGCTGATGTAAGTTTTGAAGAATTTATTAATAATGATTTAATTCATTTTTCAAAATATGATAATGATCGTTCTATTCCAAATCTTTGTGATGGACTTAAAATTAGCCTTCGTAAAATTCTTTATTCTGCTTTTAAGAAAAAATTAAATTCTGAAATTAAAGTAGCTCAATTTAGTGGGTATGTATCAGAACATTCAGGTTATCATCATGGTGAAGCTAGTTTAAATGGTGCAATTATTGGATTATCACAAGATTATGTTGGTTCAAATAATATTAATTTATTTACACCAAAAGGCCAATTTGGCACAAGACTCCTAGGAGGTAAAGATGCTGCATCAGAAAGATATATTTTTACACACTTAAATTCTTTAACACGTTTGATATATCCAGAAATAGATGATGCATTATTAAATTATTTAGACGATGATGGTATATTTGTTGAACCAATTTATTATGTGCCTATTATTCCAATGATTTTAGTAAATGGAACAAAAGGAATTGGAACTGGTTTTAGCACTGATATTATGTGTCATAATCCTTTACAAATAATTAGTTATTTAGAAGCTAAACTAAAAAATAAAACACAATTAGATTTAAAAAGTATATTAATTGAGCCATATTATAGAGGTTTCAAAGGTAAAATTTATCCAGTTGATGATACTAAGAAAAAATTTATAATAAAAGGAGTATATGAAATAATAGCTAAAGATAAGATCAAAATTACTGAATTACCAATTGGAACTTGGACACAAGATTATAAAGAATTTTTAGAAAGTCTTATAAGTGATAATAAAGTAAGTAAAGATGCAAAAACAAAAACAAAAGCAAAAGATGATTATATTAAAGATTTTAGTGACATGTCTACAGATATTAATGTCGAATTTGAAATAACATTTTATCCGGAAATATTAAGTAAATTATTAAATGAAAAACATGAAAATGGTATTGAAGGTATTGAAAAATATTTAAAATTATATACTAGTCAAAGCACTACTAATATGCATTTATTTAATGCTAAAGAGCAACTAAAAAAATATGAAAATATTTATGAAATTATTGATGAGTATTATGAAATACGTTATGAATTTTATAAAAAACGAAAAAATTATTTAATTTCTAAATTAGACAATGAATTAAAATTCTTAAGTTCTAAAGCGCAATTTATTCAATATAATTTAGATGATAAAATTGATTTACGTAAAAAATCTAAAACACAAATCAATGAAATTATGGAAAGTAATAAATTTGAATTAGGGGAAGATAAAAGTTATAATTATTTAATTAAGATGCCGATGGACTCAGTTTCTAAAGAAAATGTAGAAAAATTGATAAAAGAATGTGGAGATAAAGAAGTGCTACTTAATGAGGTTAAAACTACAAGTATAGAACAAATGTGGTTAAAAGAATTGAATGACTTAAAAAAGAAATTATAAATAATTCAACAAATAATTCTATTTTTAAAGAAAAGTTTGCTACAAAATATATTTATATTTTGATATAACTATTATATGTATTAAATTTCATTATAAAATAAAGAATTTATATCAAAATATAATTCTAAACTTTTTTTATTTTTTTTATTTATTTTATCAATAAAATTATTTCTCTCAAAATAATTAATTTTATTTTTTAAATTTTCATTTATACTTTGATACATTTTATTAATATTATCTAAATCATCATTAATTACTGGGAAAAAGCTAATAACTTTACTATATTTTTCTATTAATTTATCTTCTTCATTATTATTTGGTGTTTCACTTAATATTTTACAATTATAACTTAATACATCATGAATTCTAAATAATTCTAGTATTGCATTATTAAAATAATGTAAATTAATAATTATTTTTGATTTTTTCATCAATTCTATTAACTCATCATTAAAAACTTTGGATACTGTTAGAATTTTATAATTAAGATTATTAGACAAATTATATAATTTTAAAGCATCTAATATTTTTTTTCTTCTTTCATTTAAAGTTCCTATAAATAAAATAGTAATATTTTTTTCATAATTTTCAATTACATTATTTATTATATTAGCAACAAATAGTTTTGAAAATAATTCAATATTTTCACTATTTTCACTATTTTCACTATTTTCACTATTTTCACTATTTTCATTATTTTCACTAATTAAATGATGACATTTTATTAATGGAGTTAATAATTTTACATTTTCTATTAACTCTTTTGGATAATAGTTTATATTTACTTTACTATAATCAAATAATGCATAACATTTTTTCATAATATTTATTACATTACTTGATAATTGATTATAAACAAAATTATTTTGATTTAATTGTTCAATTTGATATATTATAATTTTTTTTGTAAATTTAATAGATAAATTTAAATCATCTATATTTTTTATATGATTTATACCTAGTAAAAATAAATAATTATTATTTTCATTTAAATAATTTAGTATATATGTTTCTAATTTATTATTAACTATTAACAAAGTTTCTATATTTAAATTATTAAAATATTCTAATAAATTATTGGCACAAAATAAAGTATAATTAGTTGTTAATAATATAATTTTTTTTACACTATAATCTTCTAAATTATTATTATTATTATTATTATTATTATTATTATTATTCATATTGTAATAAATATAATTATAATTAAATATTTAATATATTTGATTATAATTATGTAGAGGTGATAATACTATCATTTCTAAAAAAATGGTTTTTGTTCTAAAGTTTTATTTGTTTTAGATGAATATATTGGTGCACTCATAGGTATATGCATTTTACTTGAATCTTCTTTATACTTTAAATAAGCGACTGCTTCATTAAATACAGTATTTATACAAAAATTAATTACATAATTATTCAATTCTTGAATTTGTTGTGGAATATTATAATCCAAATTTTTTGAATGTTGATAAAATATACTTCTCATTACTGTAACAATTTGATCTTGTGGTTGTTGATCAATTAATATTTTTTGATTTGATTTATCATAAACTCCTTTTCTTAATGCATTTTGAATAATTTGTATATTATCTTGAGAGAAATATGCGTCAGATAAACGAGTTCTTTCAAATGTTCCAGTTAATACATTAGTATAATCTGTTTTTGTAGTTAAAGGTATTTTGTCCATCATAGAAAATTTAGTAGAAACATTGGGACCCATAATATCAACTCTTCCATTTGCATTATTGTTCATTTTATAATTTAATATATAATAATATTTTATTATTATATTTTATAATATATAATATGAATGCATTTCAAAAAACAGTAATAACTATATCTGTAATTGTTCTTATAATTTCACTTATTATTTTAGGTATATTTTTAGCTAAATCATTATTTGAAGATTCATATCCTCCTGTTGTATCTGATTGTCCTGATTATTGGGATGTTTCTTATAATGCAAATAATGAAGTTGAATGTATAAATACATCTACAATTAATACGGGAACGGGTGATGTTCCTGGTGGAGATTGCAATAATTACCCAGTAAATTTATTTTTAGGAAGTGGTTTACAAAATGAAGATATTTTATGTGAAAAATATAAATGGTCAAAAAAATGTAATATTACTTGGGATGGAGTAACTAATAATAATAAAGCTTGTGATTTAGTATATTATTAATTAATTATTTTTTTTAAAAACTATATAATATTATATTTTTTATAATATTATAATGATTATAAGTGAAAAAATTGTTGAAATTTTAACAAAATATTTACATATTGTTAATAATTATAATAAGTTTTTTTTTAAAAACATCTCCATTTATAAAGATATAAATTTTCTTAAAAATTTATACGTTAAAGGATTATTATTAATCAATAATATATTCAATATATCATTAATTTATTTAGATTCTCTCAGTGATATATATAATCTTTGTGAAAAAGGTTATGTTTATTTTGTTGAATTTGTTAATCAAATTAATATTAGTAATTCATTTGAATCTAATTCATTTGAATTAACATTAAAAGATGCTATTATCTTTAGTTATAAAAAAACTATTCTAACATTTGATAATACTATACAAACAACTATTTCTGATAATAATAAATTTAAACTCAATATTATTAATATTATGATTTCTATAATTAATAATTCATCTAGTATAATTAGTAATAAAATTTATAATTTATATAATAATCAAGTAAATGAAGAAAATATTTTAGAACAAGAAATTAATTTAATTACTTTAAATTTATCAAAAATTATTAAAAAAATTTTTATTGTTACTGATTTAAATTCTAAACAAGAGGAGCTTAACCCTTATATAATTACATATTTAGAAAATATTTCTGTATTTATTAATTGCATTAACCTAAATTATAATATCTTAAATAATTCTAATTTAGATGAATTTCATAAAAATATAATTATTTTTATAGAAAGATACATATCTAAAAAAATATTTCAAAAAAAGATAGATATTTATTCTTCTATTACTAGAGATTCATTAGAAACATTAGAAAAATATGAAAATATACAACTATTACTTAATTCATTATTTAAAATTACTTAATATATATAATTTTCTTTCTTGATTTACTTTTTTGTTTTTCAACTTTTTCTACATTGGTATCTATTATATTAGTCATTATTTCCCTATATTCACTAATTAATATATTTTTTACATATTCATATACAATCTTTAATACATCTTCACCACACTTGCCAACAATTAAAATACTACCTGTTCTAAATATCATATATGAAATTTTTTGTATATTTGTATCATTTTTTATTTTATTATCAAAATTAAATGTATTACTTATACTTTCTTTGTTCAAATAATCATAATAATATACACACTGAATTCCTGGATAAGAACATGGGTCATAGGAAGCATTTATATGATATTTATATCTTAATAAATTAAATAATATCTCTCTATCTATGTAAAATCCACAATTAAAATTAGAATTTATTAATACATTTTCTGTTTTATTATGTAATATTTCTAATTTTATATTCAAAATTTTCTCTAAAATTGAAACTATATTACTTAATACAATTTTTAATATTTCATCATTTTGAATACCTGGAATCTCTAATTTTCCAGTGTTAAATATTTTTACATGAATCTCTTTAAATATTCCTTTATAAAGAACTCTTAATGTTACTACAAAACAATTGTAAAATGCACTTTTTTCTTTTGTTCTTGTATAAAGTAAATCTTTTTTACATAATCCTACACTTATTTTTCTAACATGTTTGAATTTTATTCTACCATTTGGATTATCCACATGATTTATTATCTTTGATACATAATACATTTCACCTTTTATTAAATGTTCTAATTTTTCTAATTCTTCTTTGGTGTTACAAGATATTTTTATTTGTTTTTTTATTATTCCTTGTATTTGTTTATCATAATCTTCTATGTTAACTTTCCAAAATATATTATATATATCTAATGAATCTATATTTAGATATATTATTTTTGTTTTTGTGGAAATATATATGTCAGAACATTTAGGAATGAAACTACTATCTTTATTATTAATTGTATTTTCTAGTTTTGTAATATTTATATCTTCATTATTATCTAAGAAATTACTCCATTCTTCATCTATAGACATTTTTCTTTATATCTTTTTTTAAATAATATTATCAATTATTTTTTTAATTAATTTTAATATATTATTTTTCTAAAAATTTTTCTTTTTTATTATATAAAATGATTTCTTTATTAACTCAAGAGTTAACTAATTATGATTATGATAATAATAATCAAATAAATATTACAAAAACATCTAATAATACTTTTGAGAAAAGTATTGATAAAAATATTGAGAAAAGTATTGAAAAAAATGTTGAAAATAAATTTAAAAGTAACTTTATCTCCATTAAAGAATGTAGGTTAAATATTCATAGTTTTAATCCTACTAAAAATTCTCCTCCCAATGAATGGCAGTTTAGACTTATCAAAAGAATAAATTCTTTTAACTCTATCAACTCTCTTGACTCTCTTGACTCTCTTGACTCTACTGACTCTCTTGACTCTCTTGACTCTCTTGACTCTATTAACTCTATTAACTCTATTAACTCTATTAACTCTATTAACTCTATTAACTCTTTAGACTATTTTAATTAATTATTTCTTATACAAAAATATATATAATTAATACACAAATCTTCATTTTCTAAATTATGTATTATATATTCTAATTCTTCTATCATTACACTGTTTAGCAAATCTAATTTATTATTTAACAAATATATTATATAATTTTTTAGTATTAAACTCTTATTTATTTTATACTTATTTTCTAAACTACTTAAACTCTTATTAAAATTATTTATATTTTCATTATTGTTTATAGTTAAAAGATTTTTATATACATTATCATCTAAAATATTTATTTTATTATGCATATTAGATTGCATATAATTTATCATACTTCTTATATCTGAATCATAACTTTTTATTATAGTTTTTATTGTATTTTTATTCATATTTATATTTTCTTTTTTATTTATTTTATTTAAATAATTAAATATATCATCTTCATTTAATTTATTAAATCGCACTTTTACAAACTCATATTGGAGAGAATAATCAATTTTACTTATATAATTACAAATTAAACAATATCTAATATCTTTATTATATTCCTGTATTAAACATTTTAATGCTTGTTGTGCTATTCTTGTCATATAATCTACCTCGTCCAATATGACAAATTTTGTGCCTTTTGAGAATAAATTATCTGTTAATACAAAATTGTATATATTATTTCTAATAATATCTATACCTCTCTCATCTGATGCATTTAAATGTATTACCAATGTTTTACTTTCTTCATTATTTTTTTTTTTAAATTTATTTATTAAATTAATAATTGTTGTAGTTTTACCTATCCCTGGTGGGCCATGTAATAATAAATTTGGAAAATAATTTCTATCCAATATATTTTTAAATAATTCTCTATTATTATCATCTAAAATTATATCCTCAAATACATCCGGTCTATATTTTTCTACCCAAGGAATCGACTCTTTATTCATTTTTAATTATATTAAAATTTTTAGTTTAATATAATTTTTTTATTAATCTTATTTCTATTTTTGAGAGATTTTAAAACTACAATAGCATTGATGTTTTTGAAATTAAAGGTCATATTGAAGTAATAGTTCAATATTTGGTAATAAAAAATAAGGACATAAATGTTATTATAGAACCTAAAATGATAACTTACACTATGAAAAAATTCTTGATAATAATACAAAAATAGAATCAGACTGATTAATAAATTGTAATTGACAAGGATATAAGTTCTTCTTCAGAAAAGATAATAATACTCAATCGCATAAGCTAATATATAATAGATTTTTTGCTACAAAAGAATCAAATGCATTAAAACTAGGAGTAAGATAAATTTTAGAAATGCGTAAAATATATATAAAAATAATTTAAAATATAAATAAAAAATCTACTATAAAGAATGTCTTCAGAGACTCCTGCTTTTTTATTTCAACCTCCAAAGAAGAAAGGAAGACGCCCTAAGTCTTATTACGAAAATCTTAAATTATTAGAAGCTACAGATAACAGCAATAATTTAATTATTTATGCCGATAAAAAAACGACAAATGATGAAAATCATGAACCCAAAATACACAAGAAAAGAGGTAGGAAACCTAAAGGGGGCAAAGTAGTTGAAGTAAAAAACATTTTAGTTAATAATATACCTATACCTAATATTATATTACATTTATCTTGTAAACTTGAAGATATTGATAATGTTAATAACATTATTAAATATGAACCTACTATTAACCAAATTGATAACTATGATTTTGAATCCAATAATAAAAATAATCATCTTAAATTTAATTATATTAATAATGATTATGATAATAATAATGATATTAGTGATGAAAAACGTCCACAAATTAATAATTTTAATAATAAACAAATTAATGATGACAATATTCTCTCTAATAACGATGACATCAATTATAAAAAAACTATTTCTAAAAAATTAAAAGAGCTTACATTAAAACTTAAACATAATAATATTAATAATAAATCATCCTGCTTTTGGTGCACGTGTCCTTTTGATAATGAACCTATCTATATACCTAAACATGAACTTAATTCAACCATATATTGTTATGGTTGTTTTTGTAGTCCAGAATGTGGTTGTTCTTATCTTATGAATGAAAATATAGATAGTTCTAGCAAATTTGAAAGATACTATTTACTTAATAATATTTATGGAAAAATATATAATTATGACAAAAATATTAAACCAGCTCCATCTCCACACTATTTTTTAAATAAATTTTATGGCAATCTAGATATTCAGGAATACAGAAAATTACTTGAAAATGAAAGATTATTGCTTGTAGTAGATAAACCTTTATCTCAAGTTTTACCTGAAATTTATGAAGAAAATGAAGACTTCTTAATAACCGCAAAAATTGTTTCTAAATCTAGCACTATTAATAAAAATAATTCTCTCAAAAAATAATAATTATTAATTTAAAATTGTTTTAAATCAATATAAAATCATAACTAAAGTATTAACTATTATGGATAATCCTGAATTTGAAAAAGTGCTAGAATCTATTAGTTATGATATTAATAAAACTCTTAAATCTAATCTAGGTTCTTATTTCAAAACTATTGATACCAATAATAAGGTTATTGATGTTCTTAAATCTTTACTATTTACTATGCCCGAATATGTAAAACTTAAAAATGAATATCAACAACTTCAAAATGATTTTATTGCTTTAAAAACTGAATATGATTATCTAAAGTCTTCTAATGTAAAAAATATTAAAATGGATATTTCTGAAACATTTTCATCTTCTAGCGATACTACTATTATAAAAAATACAGAAAAAACACAAAATAAAATTATTCATCCTGTCAGTATTTCTAATCACAAAGAATATGAAGAAAAGAAAGAACATGAATATGATGAAGAAGGCGAAGAAGAAGGTGAAGAAGAAGGCGAAGAAGAACATCTAGAAGTTCTAGAAGATCTAGAATATCTTCAAAAAACACAAACACAAGAATTTAAAGAAATATATGAAGAAAAAGGACAACTAGAAAAGGAAGAAGATGAAGAAGATGAAGAGGGAGAAGGAGAAGAAGATGTAGAGGAAGAGGAAGAGGAAGAAGGCGAAGAAGATGAAGAGGAAGAAGGCAAAGAAGAGGAAGAGGAAGAATGCGAAGAAGATGAAGAGGAAGAAGGCAAAGAAGAGGAAGAGGAAGAGGAAGAGGAAGAGGAAGAAGCAGCAAGCGAAGAAGAAGGTGAAGAAGAAGAAGGTGAAGAAGAAGGCGAAGAAGAAGAAGAAGAAGAAGAAGAAGAAGAAGGCGACAAA